CTTGTTGGTCTGCGTGAGTGCTACTGCTGCGCCGAGCACTGCCGTTGGAGCAGACTCACCGAAGCGGTTTGCAGCCGTCACTACGTACGAGACGTACGACGTACCTGGGGGCGCACCCTTGTTGTGATCGCCGGTCGTACCCGTTGGACCGCCTGCTGCGATAGAAGCTGGCGTTGCTGGTGCGGACGCCGACGTCTGGCCTGCTGGTGGGGTTGCCGTCTTGCGGATGAAGACGTCAGGGTTGAACTCAATCACGCCTGCCTGCGTTGCCATCGTCTGGACCGTGTTACCGATCTGTCCGTTCATTGGCGCTGGCATCTGGATACGCTCACGTGGATAGAACGTCTTCACGAGATCGCTCATCGTACGCGTACCGAGGAACATGTCGGTTGGGAAACCGAAGTTCTCGATGATGAGGTTTGCTGCCTCTTCGATGTCTGCTTCCTGCAACGTACCACCTTCGAGGTCGATGACCATCGAAGAGTCGATCATTGCATCGAGACCGTCCCACTGCTCCGACTCACCGTCGAATGCGAGCGAGGAGTCACCCGAGAACAAGTGGCGCTCTACCTGCTGTAGCAACCAAAGAATACCGTTCTGGTTTTCCAAGGCGATGAGGTCACCGTGTGCTGGGTGCACAAGCGTTGCCTGGTGCGTCACTTCACGAGTGGTACCGAGGAACTTGACGAACTGCGAACGACGAACGTACGAGCTGTCAGTAGCCTGTGGTAGTTCACCTTCCTGGGTGAAGGGCGATGCATCTCCACCGTAGTCAGTGAGCTGGTTGTACTCTTCGATCGTGGAGTACGCTGGGCTCTTTGGGAGCTTCTTCCAGAACTTCACGTGGGAAGAGGAGTAGGTGAGAACCTTGAGGCTTGCCTCAAGCGACTCGACACGTAGCGCAGAGCCACCCGTCTTGCCAGCGCCTTGCTGATAGCCAGCTTCAAGTGCCTTCGAAAGCTCCTGAATGTCTGCTTCGCTACCGTTACCAAAGCCCGATCCAACGGAACCGCTCTGGAATGCTCTTAGTCCAATAGTCATTGTCTTTCTCCTTCTTTCCTACCGATTCAGCGGCTAGCTACCTTGCGCAATAGCGCGTCGGAGAGCTTACCCGTTGCGTCATACCTGAGAACGTCCTGTGGCGTAGCCTCGGACTTCTTGACAAGCTCAAGAAGACGCTCGGATACGATTGCCTTGCTCAAGCCCTCGCCTTCGCCTGCGTTGCCGTCAAGCGGAGCGTTGGACTTGTTGATCGTCTGCTGCGACTTTGCACCACGTGCTGGGGCAGCTTCGATCTGCTCGATGCGCTGTGCGTGGAGCGTGAGAACTTCACCAAGAGTTGCGAGGCTCTTTGCGAGGTTGTTCTGGCTCTCAGCGTCATCTGCTGCGGACTTCGACACTGCCGTTACTACACGGTCAGTGATACGAGATTCCATCGCCTGTAGCGACTTGTGCATTACCTGGACGAAACCAGATAGGAACTCAGACACTTCGAAGCCTGGCTTCGTTGCGGAGTTTTCCTGCACGTTGTCAAGAAGGGACTTGTTGACATCGCTCTTCTCAAGGGCCGATGGCTTTACCATGTCCTTGATCTGCTTCTTGTCTTCCGCTGCGTCAGCGTGGGACTTGTCCATGTCCTTCTTGTCGTCCTTGTCGCCGTCCTTCTCCTTGAGGAAGTTCAATCCGCCCTTGGAGACGAAATCAACTTCACGGGCCGAAAGAGGCTCGGACTTCGAAAGCTTCGACATGATGCTGGAAGCAATAGCCTTCGCCATTGCCTTTGCAGACGTCAAGTCAGTGCCATTCGAAGAAATGCTGTCTTCCCAGCCTTCACCGCGCCACGAGGAACCTGCCCAACCACCTGGATCGGAGTTCGCTGCCGTGTGGAATAGCTGAGTTGGTCCGCCCACACCAGTCATCGCTGGAACTGCCGTAGTAGCAGTACCCGTCGAGCCGTGGCCCTTTGCGAGATCCTGGAGGGCAGCCATTGCCTTCTGGAGATCAGTAGAATCAATCTTCTTGTCGCTCATTGTTCACTCCTGTCCAAACATGCCAAACGCCACGGAGACGATTGACTTTACTGCGGCCTCGTCAGTAAGGCCGGTTTGACTCTTCACAACCGCACATGCTTCGTCGTACGTTAGTGACTTCGCAACAGTCACATTCTTTTCGTTACCCTCAAGGCTAACTGGTACTAGAGGTGAACTTGCTGCGCTAATAGCCTTTTCAGCAGGTTCCTTGTTCTCAGATTCCTTTTCCTTCGCCAAATCCCACTTCTGAGCATTTAGCGACTTTGCGATTTCTGCCCACGTAGCAGTATTCACTGGCTGCGTGGTGATTGCGATGTCTTGAATCCAGCACTTTTCAATGGTGTTTCCGTTACGACGGACAACCTTGCCCTGGATTGAAAATCCGACCTTACGGTCCGACTGAGACGCTTCGAGCGAGTTCATCAACTCCCAATACTCATCAGCTCTCTGCTTGTCCTTGAACAAGAACCCCTTTACCCAGAGCCCATTCTTGGTGAGCTTAGCCTCAGTTGGCTGTCCGATCTTTGCGTCCGGACCTGGCTTGTGGTCATCGTTGAAGTATCCATCCTTCAAGAAGTGAGAGAAGTCAATGCCCGCTTGGGAAATGATCTCACCTTGTAGATCGCGGCCGTCAGTCGAAGCAATGCCCTGAATCCAGCGCTTGCCTGACTTATCAGCACCCTTCTCGCCGCCCTTTACGACGACCATCTTAGCGGGTACAAAGCAGTGGAACGTATCGTTGTCGGTCCAACCAGTCTTCATGCGAGTCCTTGAAAAGCAGTAAAGGGAGGACAAGCCTGGCCGGCTCATCACTCCCTTTATGGAGAATCTCAGTTGTGGTATTAGCTTAGCTGCGCTCTGCTAATGTGTCAAGCCTTTTTCATCTCTCTGATGTACAAAGGCATGTTTCGCTTCGGCGAAGACATAGACTTTAGCATGTCTTCATCTACACGCAAGGGAATCTTGACTTCTGAGTTGCAACTCTTGCAAACAGCATAGGCGCCATCATCGCGAAACACTACGACCTTAACGCCGCGCACTTTCGTGTCGGCATCCAACGACTTGAGGATGACTTCTCCACATCGACACGAAATCAGATGATTCATCTAGTTACCACCACGCGGATTGCGTCACCATCAAATGTGATGCTCTTGTTTAGCCCCTCCGCATAGTCTGCTGGAACGTCCTCAAAGCCCGGTGTTGGGTCACCTTCAATCGCGATGTCGCTCTTTGTCAACTTCTCTGGGACAGCAGCGACTTCGGACAACAAAGATGCATTGACACCGAACGTCTTGACCACGAAACCAAGCAACGCTGCGGGAGGTACGTTACCTTGTGGTGTCAGGTCGAAGCTCTTGTAAACACGGTCGAAAACCTTCACTTCCGTAGATTGACCGTTGCGACCATAGAAGTCAATAGTCGTTGGAGTAATAACTCCATAGACCGTCTCTGCTTGGGTCGATTCTAGAGGAACCACGGACCCGGGAGCTGGGCAGCGCGACTTGACCAAGTAGAACACGTTCTCGTCAAACGAGTCACCACGATACTTGCGCGCTTCAAGACGAATCGAGTCCGGCACGGTTGGTCGGAATCTAACCACGTTTTGACTCTTCTGGATAGACGCGGCATCCATAGCCTCCGTAGCTTCTGGGTTGAATGCAGAGAAGAACGAGTCCTTCACCAAGTCCCAACGGTATACGTGCTGATTGTGGTCACCGTACACCAAGCCTTCGCTTGGCACACACGTGTATGATCCTGTTGGCGACTTTGCCTTGACAGATTCTGCTGCCTTGGACTTATCCTTGGCCGCCTTGTCCTTCGCCTTCTTCGATGTCGCATGAGCTTCACCGGCTGCCACATCGCCTTCATCACCCACATCCGCTACACCAGAACGTGCCCACAATGCTGGGTTCGCTGGATTACCAATGCGAGCAAACGTTTCTGCGGCTTCCTCAGGTGTTGTGTTTGGATCGATGACTTGGAAGTGGTATGGCGCCACGTGGAAGCCAGGGTTGCCATAACCCAACATGAAGTGCAAGTTACCTTCTACCGAGCCAAGCAAATGCTTGATTGGTTCACCACCGTGCGAAGGGTGGCAACACGTGAACGAAATAGCGCTTACGCCCTTGCCAGCAAGCTGCTCTGCAATAGGCTGCAACTTAGCCCACTGGTCGAGACCCTTGGCCTTGCGTGCCTTCAATAGAGGTTCCCAAGCATCAAAGATGCTAAATACATCAGAGTTCATTCTGGTACCTCATCGTCAGGCGCAGCCTTTGGTTGGTCAGCCTTGTCATCTGGGTGGCCGGGCTGTTGTCCTGGTTGACCAGGCATCTGCTGCTCTTCCTCTGGGCGTTCCTGCACTTGCTGCTGTTCTGCGGCCTGCGCACCAACTACGTCTGCAATCTGCTGTTCCTCTGCTGGTGAAGTGTCGTGCATAGGCTCAAAGTGCAACCACTCGGAGAACTCTTTCTCGTCTTCACGCAAGCTGGTCAAGTCAGAGCGAATGATAGCCACACCAAAGTCATCTGACACGAGGTGCTGCAACCCCTTCATAACACCGACTTCGTAGTTACGCATCAAGGCTACACGAACCTTGTAGTCCACCAAGTAGTGAACGTCATCTCTCGTTCCGAGAGTACGTGCAAGCTCGTCGAATGCCGTAGCTTCTACGTCTTCCATAGGAATCTGCTGGAAAGACAAGCGATTCATGATACGGGAAAACAAGTGAGAAGCATTCCAACTGAGCAAGAACTTCGGGCTGCAACGCACAGAAGCGAACACAGAGTACAAGTAGTTCAAGCCTACTGGCTGCTTACCGTGAACTGTGTCCATCTGGAACAGTGGCTCCACTGGCGCGCGCTGAGCTACCAAACTGGTCATGAAGTCGTAGAAGGCTAGATCACACACAAACTTGCGACCCAAGATCATCACGACCTGATCGATGAACTGTACATCGCCAACGGTTGCGTTGACCAGCTCCTCTACTTCAAAGAAGCCTTGCTCAACAAGCATGATGATCGCGCCGGTAACCTTGTCCTTGACATGTTGCCCCGCAAACAGCTCTGTTGCGTACTTGCGAAGCTTCGCAAGGTTCGAATCCACAACACGAAGTTGAAACTGGACATAGAGGTCCAAGTTTTCCTTCACGTCGGCGTCTAGGTAAATATACGCCGGACGCTCGCCACCAGACACCACTTCGAACCAAAGGTTTCGTGGGTCATTCTGGTTGTAGGCTGGGTTGCGCATAGGCGTAGTGCCCTGAGGTACAGCCATCGAGAGTTTGTATCCTTCGGGTGAGAAGAACTCGGTATTCTTCTCAGGCACTGGCTGCTCTGGGTCCATCAACGGCAGCCCCACAAGCGGGTCATAGTCCGGATTGTCCACAGGCGCATTTGTGTAGCGATAGTAGTTGCCAAGGCTATCACGGTACCAGTATTGATACATAGAGCCATACTCACCAGACTTGAAAATGTACTGGTGTGCTGCGTCAGTTGAGGGCATTCCGAATGCCTTCTTTATCTCAGCAAAGCTCATCGTTCACCTTGTATACGTCTATCCCGAAGTGGTCGGGATTCTTAACCAAAACGCCAACGTCAGTCAGTTTCCTCAATGTATCAGGTCTGACCAGCTTGAGCAACTGTAGCTTCGTTACCGGCCCCAGGTTGCGAAGGTACTGCACCAGCATCAGGTCCACCGGAAGGAGGACTGGTGGCGGGCTGTCCGGTCTGTGGCTCTTCGCCAGCAACTTCTCGATCTTCTCCTTGTCCTTGATCGGATCCAAGTTGTTGAGCTGCATCTTGCGTGTCATATGACTCCAAGTAGTCCTTCAAGTAGCCCTTGATTTCCAAGCGATGACGACGCGCATCAATATCCGTTGGATAGCCTGGCCAGATTTCGCCCATGATGTCCTTGAGAATCTCAGGGTCCATAATAGGCAACAACGCCATGAGCTTTTCAATGCCCTCTGGCGTCTCAAGGTCAAAGTCATACATGGACTTGCGAACCAACTCGCGCGTGGTCGTAATACGACCAACCGAGAGATTGAGCATCTTCTCGGCTGCGTCATTGTCAAACGAGTCTTCCAAGCCTTCCAGTACGATCATACTTCTTGACCCTTTTCATCCACGACTACCTTGCGGCAGAACATGTATCCGTTGGAGAAACGGTATGGTAGCACGTTTAGGAAGTCTTCTCCATCAGAGAAGCGCATACCATTGATTTCTTCCTTGCGTAGACGGGACAAGAAAGACTCTTTGTTTGAGCGAATGTGCTTGCCGTCCCACCACACCAGCGCGAGCGTGGATTCATCCTGGCCAGACACGATCTTGATTGCGTCGAAGTGCTTGTCCATAAATCCAGTATTACCTCACTTGTCGAGCTTGTCAATCGGAAACTTGGCAGCCGGATCAATCCAGAGACTCTTCGTTACGGCCTTCTTCGCAGGCTTGACCGTCTTCACATCCTCTACTGGCGCAGAAGGTGCAAGTTCCGTCTTGCTAGTACCGATTGATGGCATACTTGGTGCAGTACGTAGTGGCTTTGGGGCTTCTGGCTGCTTCTTGTTGTAGCGACTCTCGAAGCTCTCGCACTTCACACCCTTGTACGCAGGAATACTATCCCAATGGCTCTGGTGATCCTCAGACCCGTGGTAGTCCTTGTCATGGATGCGACCAGGCTCGTGAAGTGGCATTTCCTTTGCCATACGTTCAAAGTCTGCGTGTTCGGGCGAATCCTTCTTTGCCAGGCCCTTGTTGATGTAGTCCTTTGCAAATGAAGAGAACAACTGGTCAGGTAGTTGACCTTCGTCCTTCGTCTTGTTGTAGTTGTCCAAGCGGTCCATGATGCTATCTGCACCTGGTTCACCAAAGCTTGCACCAGGACGAGGCATTGGGTTCTTGCCTGCGCCTTGAAGAATGTAGCGTGTAGTCTCTGGTGGGATGTATCCGTGGGTTTCCTGCAAGTGCGATACGTACTTCTGTCGAAGATGCGTCTGCATAACCTGCCAAGGCTGCAATCCAGATCCTTCCATTGCACGCTCTGTTGCACCCAAGCTGTTGGACTTGAATCGCGTCATGAGGTGGTCTGGCACTGTCAGCGGCTTACCAGCAGCTTCCATACCGTAATGGATGCCGTTCTTGTGTCCCTGCATACCAGATGCGAAGGACAAGCCGTGGTCGATACCAACAACATCAGAGTGGTCTTTGTTGACCACTAAGTTACCCATGTGGCGGTCGTTGTTGTTCATCACCATGTCCATGACCGCAAGCTCACTCATCTTGTTGTCAAACTTTTCCTTGTCTGGTGCAGCCGTGCGAAGTGCTTCATACGCATTGTTCGTTTTGTTGTTCGAACGTGAACCAGACATATTGGCGTCAGGCGTAGCTACCGTCTCCTCAGTGCCGAAGGACGCAGGAAGATAGCCATCCTTCCACTGCTGCAAGCTCGTCTCGCCCTTGTGTGTGCCGTGTTCACCAGTGCCAAGGCGTGCAACTGTAGGTGGTACGTGTTCAGTCAAACCAAGGCTGTGTGCAAGATTCGATGCACCAACCTCCGACTTGTGACCAGAATCACGAGGCATGTTCGCTGCACCGTCTGCCCATCCGCCACCCTTGTAGATAGCCTCAGGAAATACAGGCGCAGGTTTCATAACTCCGGAACCGTTGCCTACAATCGTCACCTTGTGACTTACGTGCTGTCCTGCCAAACCTTCGGATGACAAGTTCTTCGCAGACCCGATGTCGCCCTCGGACAAGTGCGTGAGGGTCACGTCACGTGCGTGTGGTGTGCCGTTGTACGCAAGAGCCGTTGCGTCCATTGCCTTGTGCTGTGCTTCGATAGCATCTGGTGTTGTTGGCTTGGCACCACGCATCATAGCTTCCTGGTGCTTTTTCATGATCGCACCACCAGGCTTGTGCATCGTTGCCCCATTGCCGCCATGCTTCATACAGTCCGCGCCACCACCGAACGGACACGAGACATACATCGGACCGCCACCAGAGCCACCAGGCGTGCCTGAGCCTGGCTTTGGCAAACCGCCCGACGGACGACCTGGACCTGCGTGATTGCCCGGTGCAGCGGCACCTGGAAGCGACGGCGTACCTGTGCCTTCCTTCTGATTCGAAGGAGCACCCTTTGGTTCTACTGTTGGTGAGATTCCACCCGAGACGCCAGAGCGTGCCTTTGCCAAGTGCTCTGCAAAGAGCGACTTGTTGAGCATCGAGAGCTTACCATCAACCCAACCATGTCCTGGTGGGACGTACACAATCGAACACCCACAACTTGGATGTAGTGGTGGCAAGGTGGTCTTCCAGTGCGTATGTCTACCGTTCTGCTTTGTGTGCGTGACGTCACCATCAGCATTCGAGCCAGCGCCCAAAAGTGTGGAGAGACGAAATACACGTGGTTGACCATCAGCACCTGTGTAGTGGGATGTACAGTCCTCACAACAAAGTTGCCCTGGGATGACGCTTACCATCGACTCTGGACCGTCTGATAGCGCGTAGATACCGACCTTGTTTACGATAGCTTGTGCAGAGCCAGCTACCTTCGCTGCTTGCATAGCCGTTTCAGCCACAATCTTCCAGTTGCGGCGTTGGCCTGTCTGCAAACGCGATGCCAGGTTAGACGCAAGATCTTGTGCAGTCTTCCTGTAAATGATGGCAAGCGCGGTCTCGTCCGCTACTGTTTGGGAAACTACCGCCTCAGAGACTGCCTTGCCTAGCACTTGCGATAGCGAAGTATATACACCGTCTGCGATGTCCTGTGCAACACCCTTCATTTGCTGTCCCGCACGAAGGCGAGCCTGTTCGACTACCAGCTCTTCGAGCGGTGACAACTTGTGTTGCGATTGAACTTCTTCGTAGTTGAGGTAGCTGTATTCACCGCGCTTGTAGAGCGCGCGAAACTTGCCCAAAAGATATGACTTGTCCGTCAAGTTCAGCGCTTGACCCATAGGAAGCTTTCCGTACTTCTTGAGTTCGGTTACTTCTGTTGGACTTAGCGCTGACTCTCCCAAGGTCGCGTATACAAGCCAGTTGGCATGGAGCCTAACAACGCGCTTTAGCTCCTGCATCTTCTGGGAGAACGATTGGGTCATGCAACACTATATCAGGAACCCGACTTTGCGCCAGCCTTTGCCGCGAAACGTGCGATTGCTGCATTCATTGCTGCTACCGACTTCGCCATTTCCTGATCTGGCTTAGCTTCTGCTTCCTTGCTCTTGAACGCAATGTACGACTTGACGGTCGTCATTGGATCCTCTGGCTGCTGCTTTGGCAACTGAGGGCGTTCTGCATACTTCTCAACAAGAGAACCCTTGGTGATGTACAACGCAGGGTCTGCTGGACGAAGTGCGGAAGGACGCATTGGGGTGAGTTGCGTACCATCTTCGGCACGCTGACGTTCGATAGGCGTCAAGCTCTTCACTACAGTTGGGGCTTCAACCATAGGAAATAGTTCGTTCTGGAACTCGGGACGCAAAGGCTTTGGGCTCCACCAGGTCATGTTCAATCTTCCTTGTCTAGCAGGATTCTGCTCACTTCTTCTTGCAGGTTGTTGATGGCGAGGTCAAACACAGACTCTGCTCTACGAATCAACTCACGTTCTGCGGGATTCTCCAACTCAATCTCGGTCTGCTGGCTCTTTGAGAGCTTGATGAGACCATGACCTACTTTGTTCAACTCCGCGGGAGTTAGGTTCGTCTTCACCTTCATGAACGAACTGCCAACCTTCCAGGGTCGCCACCGCCACCCAAGCCAGCGTTGTAGCTCATCTCAGCCTTCAAGTGGGCTGCCACTAGAAAACGTACGGCATCAATCTCGTGTGGTGCCAAGCGCATGTGAACTGACGCCATAGAATCTACCAATCCAGCGTCTACGAACATGTAAACACCTGGGAAGAAGACAGACAACACCATCTTGTCTAGGTCGTTCAATGCATCCGTAGAATCACATGCACGATGCACAGCGTCCACTACGACATGCTTTGCAGCTTGCATATCTAGAGAGGAGTCTATGTTGCGACGGAACAACACGTTGCCTAGGTTACGATCACGTGGTGCACGGAACTGAGGGTGCATGTCCTCTACAGGCGCAGATTCGGTCTGGTTGTAGTCAGTGCCCGCGCCTGCGTGACCACCGGAAAGAGCTTCACTCTTGGCCAACTGGTCAAGGTCAAAGCTGCCTTCGTTTGGCTGCACAGTGGCAACACTCTTGACGATCAAGGCAAGAGGACGAACAGCGACTTCCTCAGTCTGAGACTTGAGAAGTGCTTCGTTGGACTCTAGGAAACGTACTGGTACACGTGGAAAGTGTGACATGTTCAACCTCTCACAAATAGGCGTAGAGACTTCTCAGTCTTTTGGGAATCCTTGGGACTGAGTAGGTTCGAGTGGTGCTGCTTCTTCGTGCTTTCCTCGTGTTCCTTCTCAACCTTCTCTTCTAGCTTCTTACCGGAGCTAGACTCCTTCTTCTTGCTGCCCAAGAAGCTGTCGTACTCTTCTTGTGTCTTGAAGTAACGGTAGCGTGGGCTGCCATCGGCTTCTGTGCCAACCTGAGCACGAGCAACGTATGCACCTCCGCGCTGTTCACCAGACTTGCTTGGTGCAGCGGGCTTGTCTGAGTTCTCAGACTTTGCAAGGTCTTCGCGGAGATACAGTCTCATGATCAACGCCTCCAAGCTGGCGTAGCTACACGTGCGTCTAGTGCTGCTACCTGAGCGCAGCGTGGGCACGAAGAAAGACTCTTGTGCATGTAACCACAACCGCCGCATGACGTCATAAAGTCAGGGGCAAGAGGAGTTGCCGCAGACTGCACGACTGGAATCTCTACCGAAGCCACAACAGGTGCTTCGAATGGACGTGGCACGAAAGAAGCCTGAGCTACCTGTGGACCGAAGAGCGTAGTCTCTCCGGATGTCGCGATAGGGTCAGGCTTTGGTGCAAGCTTTTCCTTCGAACGTGTCACCATAGAGAGAAGACGAGAGTTCAATCCCTTGAGAATGTCCGTTGCGCTGTGCGTACCGTTGCACTTCTCGCAAGTTTCACCATCGGTATTGTGCTCACAAGACTTGTCAATCTTCTGGCCTTCCTTCAATGGCTTTCCTTCCTCAGCGGCATGGTGCATCTTCTTGTCTCCGTACTTCTTGTTGCCAACAGCAGCAGCGATCTTGGCTGCACTCTCGGCAGAGTGGCCTTGTCCTTCAATCTTGCTCTGTAGCTTGTCAAAGCCGATGTGTGCCTTTTCCATGCCTGCGTTCTCCAAGTCTTCGTATGTGGCAATAGCCTTCTCAAGCTTAGCAGATGGATCCGCTAGGAACAAGTGCTTGATTAGTTTGCCTTTGTGGGATGTGAGCTTTTGCTTGAAATCGTCCATGTGGAACTCCTTCATTGAACCGAAGAACTTCGGGTCGTTGTAGTGGTCCAAATAAGCCTGCTTAGCCTCAGTTGCTGAATGAAATCCGAGCATTACCTTCTGCTCGTCTACTTCTTTGAAGCCCGGCTTCTTCATCTGGGTAACTACGAAGACCTTGGTTGAGTCCTTCTTCGGACCCACAAATACGTCTACTTCATCACCGTCTGTACCCAACGTGCCACGAATGTAGCCATATGGATACTTCATCTTTGTTGAACCCTTCTCACCTGAGTTTGGGTCATACCAATGGCGTGAAGACCCAGCTCGATTCTCTACGGATATAGGAAGACCTTGAAACTCCACCTTTCCATGGAGTTTGTAAGCCTTCTCCATGTTCTCCGCAGAGAGATAGAGATTCATCCGCCACCTCGGTAAGCGTCCATCCATTCATCTTCCAACGAGATTTCCAAGACCTTTGTCTTGTCACCCAGACTGATGGACTTAGTAAACCCATCAGAGTATTGAGGTCCGCTGCCCTTGTCAGGCTGCTGGCTTCCCTGGTCGCCACCCTGGCCTTGCGCCTGTGCTCCGGGAGCTGCCCCAGCCGTTGCGCCGGTTGCTGCTTCCATCTGCTTCTGCTGAATCTCGCGCTGTCCAAGCTGCTGGATGTACGCGGTGTACACAGGGTTCATTACTACGTCACCGTGTGGCACGTCAGCCAAGTCCTCGGCACGACGAATCTCGTTCATCGTCTTGTACGTCGCAAGTTGTTCCTTGCGAAGTTCATGCTTTTCCTGCTCAGTAAGCTCATCCAAGCCCACGAAATCAAACGTGAAGTTGTCATCTAGCTTGTGAACAATCTGGTCATTGATCTGCTTTGCGATGAAGCGAAGCATTGGCTTGAGACCACGGTCTCGGGATGCCTTGAGCTTCCATTCCTGAGACGACTCGAAAAGTGGTGTCTGCTGGACACCGCCATGCATGTCGAAGTTCAACTCAGCGGGGTCGATGAGGAACACAGCGCATGTGATCTTGATGAGGTACTCGATCCACATCGAGTATTCCATCTCTTGGTTCGATGGATGCAAGTCAACCCAATCGACGCCCTGCTCTGCCTGCATGATAGGCGTACGCCACGAGTTCTCAACACCTTCAAGGTTTGCACGCCACTGACGCTTGAATGCCTCAAGCTGGTCTGGCGTCAAGTTGTCACCCTTGAAGTTCAAGATACCCTTAGGAGCCGAGCCCTGCATGAAGAAGCGGCGGTTGTACTCCTCAGCGAATAGGTGGGCGGTGATGATGGTGATGAGCTGCTCAAGTTCTGAGTAACCGTATCCCTGCACGTAAATGTCCGAACGTGGGTTGCGGACGCCGAACGCAAGTTCGTTGCGTGTGTACGTGCTGCGCACAACACCGTTCACAATCTGGATGTAGCTCGGAACGTCTTCAATCTCAGGATTGCGTACATGCATGGTCTTGTACGGCATCTGTAGATTGGTCATCATAGCGTTTGGCACAATCGATTGTGGCCACTGACCCAGGTTCTGTGTCACTGCGTGCCTCTGTGCCGTAGCGTAGTCGAGGTCGATGTTGTTCGCTGCCAATCGAATCGTAGATGCATCTACAGCCATGAACTCGTAGGGCATGCCACGACGGTCCGGCACTACTTCAAAGCAAGACTGGTCGTACATGAGTGAGTCACGTACGATCTTCTTGAGGAAGGTCTCAAAGTCATCGCGAGCTACCGGGCTGTGAGGATTTGGATCCTTCGCGCCACACTTGTAGATGAAGTTCTCCATCGACTGGATGAACTCACGTTCACCCTTTGTCGTTGAACGAGCTGGATTGCGGTGCTTGATTTCGAAGCCCAAAGACTTGGACATACGGTATGGGCTAGCAAAGGAGGCAACCTGCATACAGCGAGTCTGGATGATTGCAGCAATCAAGGAGAGTTGCTGAGGAATGCGCTTGAGCACATCATACGTGAGCGAGTAACGACGGTCCTTGTAACCCATAGCAAACTGAATGCTAAGTGGGTCGAACATCAAAGACTTCGGACCGTTCTTTGCCTTACCTGGTTCGAGTCTGGACTTCGTGATTTCGTCATGTACCAATAGAGGCACAGCACTAGTAGCATCACGCCACGTGCTTACCTTGTCTACCCAAACGCCGAAATCGTTACCTGTGGTCATCGTGCCAGCTTTCTGATGGACTTACGCAACTCGTCCTGTAGCCAGGTATTGAAACGGTTGCGCTCGGAACCTGTTATTGTAGCATACCCCTTCATGACGTCATCACGAGTATAACCACAAACATCGACCAAATATTCGATTTCACGAGCATTTGGTGTAACCACGTCTAGTTGGTCCTGCAAGCTAGCAGTAAATGACTTGAGCAAGTCAAAGCCATCCACATTGAATGCCTTCTTGACGTCTGGCTTACCTACAATCCCGCGCTCTTGGGCAATCTGAGTGTCCAACTTGCGGTCATTCTCAAGCTCATCGTCGAGAGAGCCAGTATTATCACCGGCATCATCCGAGTGTACCTTGTCATCTGGCTCAGAAAGCGCGTCAGTCTTACTGGTCGTGAACGACTCGTTGTATTCACGAATGCTCTGACGTTCTGGCTTTGCGTCGTTCGCAGTGTTTGGAATCTGCACTGCTTTGCTTAGATCAAGATAGAGATTCATGCCTGACCTCTTGGTGTGTTCTTGGGAGCCTTGGTATCGTCCTTGGTGACCGGAGGCTTGCTCTTTTCGCGGTCCATCTGGTGCGCGTCATGTAGAAGTCGGTGACCCGCATGTGTTGCACCAGAAATACCATAGTTTACTACCTGAGAACCTGCCTGGCCAGCCGCGCCGTATGGAGACGTTGCCGAAGCTGCCAAACCATGGCCAAGCGCACGACCCTGATGAATCATGTTCATAGCATAGTTTCCGCCAGTATCCACAGATCCTGCTTCATCACCCTGTTCTGTCTCTGGCTTTGGTGGCTTACCATGTTCACCCGATAGCTTTTCAAGCTCTTGCAGTTCGGCCGTGTGTGCCTTTCCGGGCACCATGTCCATCTGTTCGTGCTTCTGTAGCTCCGCAATGATGTGCTGGGCCTTCTGCTGGTCCTCTGGCGACATGTTCGGATTCTGCTGCATGTGCTGCTCTAGTGACTCACGCAACTTCTTTGCCTTGGACTGGTGTGCCTGCACACGTGCATGATCCAAATCAGTCTGAGGAGGCTGAGGCTGGTCAGCGGCGGCCTGTGCATCTGCGGCAGCTTGCTTTGCTGACGTCTTCTCATCTAGCTTCTGCTGCTTAGTCTGTTGCTTCTCAGAAGCTGCACGGTCCTTTTCAGCCTTCTTTGAAGCTTCTGCCGTGTTCTTCTTGTCTGCCTCTGCCTGCATTTCCTGGTGAGTCTGTTTGATGCCCATTCCAGACACCGCATTCTCTACGTCGCCTAGTTCCTTCTTGTGTGCTGCGGTTGGTGTGTAACCGATGTTGGAGTGGTACACAGCCATCTGGTGAGCACGCTCAAGGCGCTTACGGTCACCAGGGCTCAAGTCCTTGTTGTTCTGTAGGTGAGACTCGGCCAAGTCTGCTACACGCTTTGCACGCGAAGTGTGCGTGTCGTGCTGCAAACGCTCGTGGTTGTTGGATGGTTCTGAAAGCTCTGGCTTCTCTGGAACCTTCTCTTCCTTCTCAAGCTTTGGCTTCTTGGGAGCAGCACTCTTGCCGCCCATTTCCTTACTCATGGAGTGAACAGCCTTCTTCTCTTCGTAGTCCTTCAAAGCCTGCTTGTTCTTTTCCTTGAGAGCCTCAGCCTTCTCTTGAAGCTTCTTGTGCTTTTCCTTCGACGAAGCCAAGTCCTTCTCGGCCTTCGAACGCTGTTCGTGATGAACATCGCGCATGCCTTCTTGGTGCTTCTGCGAGTCAGCTTCTGCCTTCTCAGGCTCAACTTCCTTCTGACCTTCGGTTGCACGCTGGTGGATACCCTCGTGGTACTTAGCCTGGTCGTGCATGCCTTCTGCATGCAACTGGTTCGCAAGATCCTTGTGATCTTCGGAGCCCATGCCCTCAGTGCGCTTACGTGCCATGTCCTGGTGGAACTTCGCTAGCTCTGCGTCACCGGACTGTCCAGCTACCTGTGAAAGCCTGTAGTGGTCCATTGGCTTGCTGTCTGGTGGAACAGAAGCTTCATTTGCCACCATAGGGTTCGGTACTGCGGCCGTACCCATGCCAGGACGGTCCATGTTCTGACCGGCGACCTGACCTGTGAGCTGACTTGGTGCCTGTGGTTGTGGCTTCATAGGAGCCACAGATGGTTCATCCGGAGTTGCACCCTGCAACATCGAACGAGTCTTGGCACCGTGTGGGTCTTGCTTGAATGCCTGTGCAGAGAAGTCTGGGTGTCCCTTTGGCTCTTCTTTTGCAGGGTCAACGGTCTCCGTGTGGAACTCGCTGGTGTTAACCGGAGTGAATCCCGCTTCGCCCTCACCTACATGTAGTGGGGGTGGAATACGCTTCACCTGGTCAGATCCTACACCACCAATGTTGGTAGCGCCTGGTGGCACACCTGGATTGCCTGTGTCCTTACCCGTTGACTCGTCGCCAGGGGTTTGGCCAGTCTGCATCTTCGCCTGTGCCTCTTCTGTGTGTTCCTGTAGCTTTGAGGAACCCAACTGATGGTGACCACCATCAGGACATGCTGGACCTAGAGGACAGTCCACAGTCTGCGGTCCAGAGCCGCCAGTGGCAGCGCCAGGCGTCTTAGGAGGTGCAGAAGCGCCATTAGCGCCTCCTCCGGTTGGAGGGGCGCCCATAGCTTTCGATAGGTTCTCTAGGTCCAGGTACAGTCTCATCCAGCTCCCTCAGCATCGAAGTTCATGACGGGCTTCACGTTGATGCCTGCTCCACCAGCATCAGTGCGGAAGAACTCATGTGATGACTGTCCCCTTTGCGAACGCGGAACCGTTGGTGCCGCTGGTCTATTTGCACGCTCTTCTGCAATCTGTTGTGCAACACGATTACGGCGCATAGACCTGTCTACTCCGAACGTTACCTTGTTCTGCTTATCCGCCTCCGTGAGTGGAGTCAACTCGGCGGCAGATACTTGTGCTACTACTTCTGCGGGCATGACCTCTTGTAGAGAGGATTCATACTTCGAGTCCTGAGTCACGTAGAGTTCAAGCTTACCTGGACCCGCTGTGATACGGTGCGTTGTGTCGCTAGAAACCACAACTTCGTCACCATGTGTAAGGTGACGCTCATTCATCTTGCCAACAACAGTCTGACCTTCTTCTGGCTTGTCGAACGTCTGGTAGATACCGACGCCTGAAACAACACGATAGACTCGTGTCTTCTTCTCGTGCTTCCACGTGGGCGTCATGCACTGAGGCATGACAGTCAAGAACTTCGTCTCAAAGCTCTTGGTCTTCGAACCTTCTACGAAATAGCCATAGTCGGTTTGTTCACGAGGTCCAACTACCATCGGTGGTGCTTGCAACTTCTCCATGATGCGAGAATGCTTGCGTAGCGTCTTTGGATCAATCTGCTGTGGTCGTCTCATGTCCCTGCTCCTTCAATGCGTTGTATACGCGTCTCTGTTCAATCACCCACACTCTATAGCGCTTCTCCGTGCAGGAACATGCTGGTACTACTTTTTCACCGGAAGGTGTAGTCAGAGTTCCTAGGATACCACGTCCGTGGCACTTGGTGCAACTTCGCTTTGCCCAATACCGCGAATCTTTTGACGGAATGACGGTTTGAAGCCATGCAATGAACTTTTGCCGGTCTTCCTCATACTTCTGCTGTACTTTGTCTGCCACTGCGGGTGGAAGGTGGCGGAACATATTTACTACGGCAGTATCTACCTTCTCAGTGCTGTTCATGGTTACCTTCTACGTTTCGGCGATGTCGTACGTCCAACAGTCAGAAGATTGCTCGCACGGATCCGTCCATTTCGAAGCGCATTCTTACGCGCTTCGACCTCTGCCCTATGTTGAGCTTCCCAAGCCTGTCTCGATTCTGGACAGTCACATACAGGCATCATGCCAACAGGCATGTCTCCGGTGAAGTCGATCGTAGGCTTGATGTCCTTCTCACAATAGGGACACTTGAATACGGGTGAAATCATTTGCGGTACGCAGTATCCGGCTGATTCAAACGAGGCTTGTAATAGGTTGGCGTGACCAGTCTGATAGCCGTGCCTTGAATGACGCCGTTGGGAAACCTTAGCTCCAAGCGGTAGTCCTTACCTATCTCCATCCGGTCGCTAATCGATCTGATCGGCTCATTGTTGAGGAACACAAAACCAGCGCGAACATAGTTTCTACTCTCCCTCGGAGAGTTTGTCAAACCTGAGAGGTCGAGAACACGCCAAACCTCGGCATGGGTTGCTATACGACTAGGCCAGACCACATTCATGGCGTATAGTGTAGCACAAAAGCAAAAGGCCCGTAGCCATTGGAGCTACGAGCCTTCGTGTTGGTAGATTCGGGCGCGAGGAATCGAACCTCGATTGGTGGGGTCAAAGTCCACTGTCCTGCCTTTAGACGAAACCCGAAGCTGGTAGGGAGAATCGAACTCCCTCTATTCCTCGTTACGAATGAGGTGCCGCACCATTTCGGCATTACCAGCATGTGGGTTGGTGTTACCCAACCCGAGCGATTATGTTAGCACACTGCGGTCAGAGTGCAACCTGATTGATCTTGTCCGTCCAGAAAGTTGCCGATCCGGTGTTGGACGAGAACTCGTTGATTACTTCGAACACGTTGTCCGAGAAACCACCAACATTCAACGTATCCTTGCGGGTCGTTGCCTGCGTCGTGTTCTCGACCTGAATGTCGATGCAAACCAACTTTGCCTTCGGGTTTCGTGTCTTGAACACATCCCACTCAGACTGTAGGTTTCCGCCGTAGCGTGCTCCCCAGGTGTAGTTGTGTGCCCAGGACTCGTTATCCGAGACCATGATGATGAGATCACCTGCCGCCTTCTCACGGTTCAACAATGCAACCGGAGCTGCACAGTTCGTTCCGCCACCAGGCGCCTTCATGATCTTCTGCGCGTTGGTCATGATGGAGTCGAACGGATTCAACTTCTCACGCCATGCGTCCGTGTGGAACAAGATGACCTCTGCGTCAGGGTTCTTGCGAAGAACCGATGCTGCCACGAGGGCTGCAACATCCTTGCAAGTCGTCTTCGACGTTGCACCCGCACGGTGACCCGTAACAGGTGAACCCATCGAACCCGACACGTCAATCATCACGTAGACCTTGCCTTCGTACTTTGGAACGTTCGCCGTAGCGTGCTCCATTGCCTCTTGCAAAGCGTTCGTGATCTTCGCAGGCACCGCAGGGTCTGCGTTCAAGTACGCGGTAAGAAGCTGATAAGGGAAAGCGCGAGCCTTCAAGACCTCATCCTTCGAACCGAGACGATGTGCGATGGTGTTGACCATCTTCTGGTTCTTGAGAACGCCGTGACGCTCAAACGTGTTGAGGTTCATGCGCGTCATCATCCAGCCCGCCTTCTCTGCGATGGACGACCACTGCTTCTCAGTGAGAGGCAAGGACGTCAACATGCGGAAATCAACGTCTGGAACTTCCAGAGAAGTGTTCTTCTTGAAGTTCTCGTACTGCTGGATCACACCAGGAAGAGCTGCGGACTGTGCATCCGTCAACTTCTTGCCGATGAGGTACGCGTACATAGCCTCACGAGACGCACCTTCTGGCGATGGGTGGACCATCTTGATCACGTCACCCAACGAAGGCTTGTCGCCTACGGAGTCACGGAACAAAGAACCGTCCTTACGACCGTTCAACCATGCCTGAATCGCCTTCTTCGGCGCAGAGCCAAGTGACTTACGTCCAACTGCACCGGAGCGCATGATCTGGACGAAGTTACGAAGCATCTTGCCATTGTCGATGACGCGAGGGAACGTCTTCTTGAAGAGGTCAGCATCACGCGTCGAAAGAACTGCAAGAAGGAATGCAGGCATGTCCTTCATGAAACCCTTGTCACGAGCGTAGATTGCCGTCTTCGCCAAGAACTCAGGGGAAACCTTCTGCGCGAGCGCAAGAGTTTCCTTCATCTGACGTTCTGCCGTCGAATAGAACGTGTCGTTGAACGTACCAGTGCATGCATACTGAGCTAGCGCAGCCTCATCAGCCATTGCGTAAGCCGTACCGCCTGCCTTGTTTACCGCGTCTGGCTTACGAGAAGCCTTGCGAACTGCGGATACACCACCACGAAATAGATTTGCGTTTGCCATAGAAACATTCTCCTTTCATCCCGTTGGAGACAACCCAGCACTATGCTGGTATAGCTATTCAGTTTTAAGCTGCGTTCCGGAATCGAACCGGATTCTCCGCGTTACAAGGGCGGCGCGTCACCATTTACGCTTATGCAGCATGTTTCCAACTTTCCCGCCGACTTAGTACGACAGCAAGCATCTCTGACTGCGCGGGTGGAGTTGGCAAACGTCCACAATCAGATAACCTGCTGTGTGAAGGTGCAAGTGGGAATCGGACCCACCTGTAACAGTTTTGCAGACTGCATCGATCCCAGATCGATATTGCACCAGATCCCGAGGGTGGACTTAAACCACCGACCTTTAGGCCAAATGTGTGCACAACAGCCTAACGCTCTATTTCTCTGAGCTACTCGGAAAGCGGCTAGCGGGAGTCGAACCCGCGCGTCAAGGTTGGAAGCCTCGCATGCTACCGTAACATCTCAACCGCGTAGTGCGGGTACAGGGAATCGAACCCTGTCCGAATGGCTGGCAACCACTCATACTACCATTATACTTTACCCGCATTGATTTCCCGGTGGGTTTCCTCAGGAATGAGGACCGGGAATGATCCATCGGAGAATCGAACTCCGGTTCGCAGATTGAAAGCCTGCCGTCCTAACCACTAGACGAATGGACCGTTTGATGACCCTACGGGGATTTGAACCCCGATTCTCAACGTGAGAGGCTGGCGTCCTAGCCATTAGACGATAGGGCCGTCTTGATTTCACCAGTATGACCTCAGGTGCGGAGGTTGTCAAGGAACTTCTCTATAGCCGCGGTTTTGTCCAAAATCGACTGACAGGGCCGATTTCTGTTTGTACATTCCTCTAGTGGCATCAACCCGGGCGTCAACATCCTGCTTTCCGACTCTGCCCTGTTTGACTTGCTCCCTCCATGGTACGGACGGCTTTTGGCCTCCCATGTCTAGCAGTGGAGCCGCGAACTTCCTCACATCCCAACAAGTGGGTTAGTGCGTACAACCGAGAAGAAACCACGGAGAGCAGAGGAATCGCACCCCATACGCTTTTACACGTACCCTCTGTTTAGCAAACAGTGCCGACTACTAAGTCGAGTTACTCTCCAAGAACTTCACACTGTAGCAGACTTGGAAGCCTGTGCAAGTTCGATCTTGCGAAGTTCCTTTTGCAGCTTTCCTTGGATTTGCTTGGCAAATCGCTTCGTCGTACGGGACACCTTGTCCAAGCGCTTGAGAGCAAGACGCTTCTGTAGGTTACCCATGCGATCGATGAAAAGCTTTCCTTGAAGATGGTCCAACTCGTGTTGGAATGCCACAGACGTGATTCCAGAGAGCCAACGCTCGGTCACCAGGCCGCCTTCGTCTTGGTAGGTGACACGGACCGACTCAGCGCGCTTGAGGCGTTCCAGGACGCCAGGGAAGCTGAGACAGCCCTCATTGGAGTCCACCTGGTCCGTGTGGACTGCCAGAATCTGCGGATTGATGCACGTGATGTATTCCTGAGATTTGAAGTCACGAATCACAAACATCGAGTACAATGCACCAATCTGGTTGGCAGCGAGACCCTCAGCGCGAAATGCCTTCGCCGTATCTCTCAAGTCTGCTGACAACTGCGCGATACCCTCGTCAAAGATTTCAACCGGGTCAGTCTGCTGCTTGAGAATAGGATTCGGATAGTGAAGGATTTCTTTGATTGCCATGTTGTCTCCTCACGGAAAGCAGTGGAATCGAACCACCACGGGCGAACCGTGCACCTGTTTTCGAGGCAGGGCTGCTCCCAGAGCAGGTTACTTTCCAATACGGAGAGCAGTGTACTCGAAACACCTACCCTTGCGGGTATCCGACGCTTTCCAGGCGTGGGTGGCACCTAGCCACTCTACTCTCCAAATGGTGACTCACCTTCCGGTGGCCTAGCGCGTCACCAACGCTTGAACTGGACTTTGCAGGATTTGATCACGCCGGCATGTGGCTTTGCCTATCCATTCGGAAGAAATAGGAGTCGAACCCGACCTGTTACGGCACCCTGTTTTCAAGACAGGTATGGCACCACTGCCATCTTTTCTTCCAGGATGTATTATGTAGCAGACTTCCTTTCGGCACGCAATCGCTTTGTTAGCTTGTAGCGGACAATAGTGCGTGCCAAATGGTCAATCTCAGCCTCAGTCAACTCATGGGAAACATGAGCGTATTCGCCAAGCATGATCATCTTGATCATGTTCCAGAAAGAGAACCGAGTATACACCTCGATAGATGGAGACTCAGGTTCCTTCCTGTCAATGTAGTGGTGGTGAAAGCTACTCGTTGTCATTTTCCAACTCCTGGTTCCAGTAGAGGTAGTCCCTCCAACAGTCAGGAGTGTTTGGAAGGGCAATGATGAGCTTCTGACGTGGAGTCCAGTCAGGCTTTACCGGCTTCGAACGCAACACCATCCTTGCCTCAGCCGGAGTTCTGTCTGCCTTCTTACCGTTACACCTGATACAGCATGTAGCGATGTTGTCCCAGACAGTCTTTCCGCCCTTGGAACGAGGAATCACGTGGTCATAGGTGAGGTTCTGTGTACCTGGCTTGTCACCACAGTATTGACACGTGTACTTGTCACGTGCAAATACGTTGATGCGTGAGAACTTCACACGATGCTTCTTGCCGTTGACGTACTCAAACAAGCGCACGACAGCGGGACACTTCATGGTGAGTGACATTGAAGTTAGCTCGAAGTCTTCATATTCCTTCAAGACCTCAACCTTGTCTTCGAACCAGAGGATGACTGCACGCTGCCACGAGATCACGCGAAGTGGCTCGTAAGTAGAGTTCAACAGCAAAGTTCTGCGCTCTATGATGCTAGTCATTGGTTCCTCCTCAATGGACCTGGTGGGAGTTGAACCCACACGGTATCGCTACCACAACGTTTTAAGTGTCGTCTGTCTGCCTATTCCATCACAAGTCCTCATGGTGCGTACAGGAATCGAACCCATCTTCCGGTGTTTATCAGACGTATCGGTTATAAACCGACCTGTGGCAACCAGCCACCTACGCACCTCAATGTCTATTCAGACCACGCCACACCCAATATGCGATGTGATCCAACACTTTTGGGTCAAGTTCGTAATCTTTGCAGTAGTTTAGCACTTCTTCGTCTTCTATCCACTCAAGCATAGACTTCCCGCCGTAGTGTGCCATGTACGCCCACTCAACTAACTTAGCCCTAGCCCTTGCTTGAGAAGTTTCCACACTGCCCCTACTCGGTGCTGCCCCGAGCTTCGCGGGTTTAGAAGCCGCTGGCCCTGCTGATGGCCCATAGAGGCTCGAAGTTCTTTCATCGCTAGCGGCAGATGACGTACCGCTTCCATTGCTTGATCTGTAGCCTCTATTGCGAGGGCTGTCAAGCTCATACCCATATCCGGCTCGCGGAACAGGGAATGTGCAATGCCGAGAGAGAACAGCTTTCCACTCAGTTCGTTGAGTTCTTTCTCGTCTGCAACAGACAGGAAACCCAACGTGTTGGATTCAGCATGCCACTCTCGGGCTTGATCTGGATTTTCGAACTTGAACTCAACCAAAGCATGCATGCCTTGCACTGCCTGCGCACCCGGAGACAAATCTCGACGAGTTACGACATACAGCTTTTGATTAGTCCGCATGGTAGAAACCTACGCGCCACCAGTTTTTGTCTTTTCCATACATGCCCACGGCGAGAGTCGAACTCGCACGCCTGTCAAGGCAACGGTTTTTGAGACCGTCATGTCTGCCATTCCATCACACGGGCGTCACCTGGTAACCAGGTTATCTTAGTCGCTTCGAACTAGGAGTGCCAATAGGAGGACTCGAACCTCACGAGCAGAGCCTTATGAGAGCCCGCTAAGCAACCTGCTTGTATTGACATTGGGAGCGGCCCCGGAAGTCGCGTCCGGTTGTGAGAGCTTATGAGACTCCCCTGTCATCTCCAACTGCACCGCTATGGGCACGGGGAGAGTCGAACTCCCACGCTATTCGCGCCAGATTCTTAGTCTGGTGTGTCTGCCATTCCACCACGCGCCCGTTATGCCGAAGAAAGGAGTCGAACCTTCATGTACGAAGTACGGCGGCTTCTAAGACCGCTGTGTCTGCCATTCCACCACTCCGGCATTGTATGCACCACCAGGGTATCGCGCCCTGCATTTGACGGTGTGTAAAACCGTTCTCGTCGCTTGCTGAGTCGTAGTGCGTTGAGAATAGGATCTTTGATTAGCCTCTTCGGTGAGATTTGAACTCACACCACCCGCCTTAGGAGTGCGGTACACTATCCGTTATGCTACGAAGAGATTACGCTCCTACTAGGATTCGAACCCAGATCGCAGCGCTTAGAAGGCGCGCACACTATCCATTGTGCTATAGAAGCAGTCACGTACCCGGCAGGAATCGAACCCGCATTCGGACGTTCGTAGCGTCAGAGTCTATCCGTTGACGTACAGGTACATTGGTGGTGACGAAAGTGATCGTGAAGGTTTGATCTTGAAATGATGTATTCACGGTCGGCATTCACCGAAGCTGGTACAGGAACTTGCATCCTGATCACATCCATACCAAGGAAGTGTGTCTCTATTTACACCTTACCAGCGATTGGTCAGTCGGACGGGATTTCCACCCGTAAACTCTATGTTCTAGGCATAGTGTCTTTGCCATTGCCAGTCTCGCGACCGACTAACTTAGACTACCGGCTGATGGACCGCTAGGGAGTCGAACCCTATCTTTCACGGTGCAAGCGTAACGTATTCCCGTCCTACTCGCGGCCCATTGTTATGGTAACACACCGTAGTGCGTTGTCAAGCACGCTAGGAAGGATTCGAACCCTCTTGACGCCGGTTTTGGAGGCCAGCCGCTCTCCCAGGAGCACTAACGTATGGTCTTGAGTTTCTACTCCCTCAGAGCCTCCCACCCTCCCTCCTCCGTGTTTTCACACGGGATCAAGTCGGGCAGTCCGAGTATCCCATAGAACCTCAAGTTTGAAGATGATCATGAGCATCTTCGACTCGCATCTGCACGGGTTGGTTACCGTGTACAAGATTGGTGGAGCGTGCCGGATTCTAACCAGCTCTCTACCTTGCCCATTGAAGGGCCAGGTTGGGACTTCGCCATACTTAGTATGTGCTTACATTACACCAACGCCCCGAAAACATGTGAGGGTGACTAGGGGGAATCGAACCCACCACCGCCGGATTCACAGACCGGCATGCGGACCTCTACACTATAGTCACCATGAAGCGCGCCCAAGGAGGATCGAACTCCCCTGGCCTTGATTGACAATCAAGTGTACTCACCAGAATACTATGAGCGCATTGTCCAGAGGCTCTCCGCAGGTTTCCCTGCGTGAGTCTGGTATGGAGCTAGAAAGAGTCGAACTTTCGTAACATCGTTATCAGCGATGTGTACTAACCGTTATACGATAGCTCCGTTAGAAATCTGATGCCGCCGACTGGACTCGAACCAGCATTTGTGTCCGGTTAAAAGCCGGGTGCCAACCTTTAGGCGACGACGACAGAAATCGGAGTAGGGTGAATCGAACACCCGACATCACCGCCCCAAACGGTGCGACATACCACTTGCCTATACTCCGATGGCAGATTCCCGTGGTCATACTCCACGATCTTTCCCCGTTGTCAGGGATGCTCTGAAACTTGAGCTAGGAACCTATTAGTTAGTGACGAGAGTGACCGAGTTGTTTAGCCTAGCACTGGCAGCCCCGTTTGTTTAGAACTGATGGAGCTTACGGGAGTTGCACCCGCGTCGGATCATATTCAGTGATGTAAACCCAATCGAGCATTCACTATGGTTGAGGAAGGAATCGAACCTACTGTTCCCGAAGGAGGCGGTTTTACAGACCGCTGCGCCGACCATTGACGCGTCTCAACCAGATATCAGGGCGACAGGACTCGAACCTGCACGGCGATCTTGTGTTACTCGTCTCCAAAACGAGAGGGCTACCATCTACCCACCTACACCCTGGTATGCAGCTTCTTGGAGTCGAACCAAGTTCTACGGCTTTTCAGACCGTCGCGTATGTAACCCTACTCGCTCAAGCTGCGTTTGTACGATGGATGTAGGACTTGCACCTACCTCGGGTAAGTTAACAGCTTACTGCTCAACTTCCTGAGCTAATCCACCATAGATAGCTGGGGCAGAGGGAATCGAACCCCCGCACATACGGTTAACAGCCGTACTGTCTTTCCAACGCGACATACACCCCAATGAGGTACGCCGAAGCGTACCGAAATCAATGACCCTATTCAGTTTTCAAATGGTCTTTCGACCTACTCCGACGCAAGGAATCGAACCTCGATTAACGGTTTCAGAGACCGCTGTCCTGCCTTTAGACGAAATCGGAATGTATGTGACGAAAAATGTAGAGAGGTAGTGCGGGCTTGCGGCCCGCGTATCTAAACGCGATGTACTCCCCACGAGCATTCACATTGGTATCTCATTGTTTAGCGTTGTCGTGAGAATCGCGACACTTTTATGGAAGCGGAGGGAGTCGAACCCATCTATGTTTCGGTTAAGAGCCGAGTGCCTGGCCGGTTAGCTTCGCTTCCGTTGAGTCTCTATCGTGCTGTGCGTTCTGTCTGTTGTCAAGTCACTTTCTGCGTTGGGTCTCTCGAACGATTAAGGGCACCGAAGTTTCCTTGGTGCCCTTGTGAATCGATAGAGAATGCGTCTAGTTATCGATTACACGTCGGCACCTACCCAAATCTGGGCATAGTCGAACTTCGGGTGAATGCGATTAACTAGAGTGAGCATCTCTTTATCCTAGCAGGGCTTCGAACGATGTCAACCGGAAAGTGAAGGTGCTAGCAGTTTTGCGGCTACTAGCACCCGGTATGAGCATCACAGCGCACATCCTATCACTTCCGAGCGGGCTGTCAAGTGAGATCGGAGGTCAGAGGAACAACTTGCTGCATCTTCACACGCGTGTTCTCGATCCTCTTCGCCACACGATCGAAACCCTTGGCGATAACCACAGGCACATCCGATTCCTTCTCCATACGCTTCGACACGACACGCATCATGTCTGGTACACGAGCAAAGACCGGCTCACAGAGGAAGAGCACAGCAGCACCTAGCTCACCATGCAGAGCATCAATCAAGTTTTCCAACTCATCGACGTCTGCTTCTTCCTTCGTAGTCATCCCATTGTCCTTGAACATCTGGTGTAGTGACTCAACAAAGGCGATTGCGTCCAAAGCCTTTTCACGGGCTTCATCGGCTGGGTCGCGTTCCTCCTCAATCTGCTTGGCTGCTTCCTCGAAGTTCATGGCGTCACAGGCTCCACATCAGGAAGTGCTTCCTTGGCGATCATGCCCAATGAAACCATCACAGAGGTCTCGATGAACGATGATGCGCTGATGTTTGCTGCTTCACAGTGCTTCCTCAGTGCATCGAGCACCGCAGGATCGATCGTGATAGACGTGCGCGTCTTGGCTTCCTTCTTCTGCTTTTCTTCCATTTCAAACCTTCCTTGTCCAGTACAGAGCGTCATCAGAGTTTCCCCAAGGCAAATCAGGCTTGTAGAGCTTGAATCCACTTGCAATCAGATTGTTGCTTGAGAAGACGTTATCTAGGTCAGTATACGTGATCACCGTTGATACGCCACAGCTTTTTGCCCAGAGCAAGCGCTTGCGAATCAATGCTTTCTGCAATCCAAGTCCACGATATTCTGGAAGAACACCAGCGCGGCACAGATATACACGGCTCTTTTCCTTGAGGAAAACCGCACCTGCGTACGCAACTGGCGTCTTTCCATCGTATACGATCCACCACACACCCTCGTCAGTGTTGACTGGATGATGTTCCTTATAGTTGAACACAGTTGCATCAAGTGCATGTACAGCGTTCACATCTTTGGTCTGGCGGATTCGTAGTTTCATGGCTCACCTCAGGCGTTGCCGTCGTATACCTTTCCATTCCATGCGAAGTGACCATCGTTCATCACAACCACAAATGGGCTGCAATACTTGTTATCTGGTCCGTAGAGTTCCAGAATGGTGAACCCGCGCTGCCAATCAGGGTCGTTGGCATACTCGTGGTCACCTGTCATGCAGGGATTGGCGATTGCGACCGCTGTACGGCCGCGAGAGGTCTGGCACATCATCTGTGCGCGGTGGAAGTGCCCGAACACCTCCGAGGTGCCCATGGTCTTGGTGAGACGGTTGGCAGCTAGGTGCTTGCCTCCACCGTACTTACCAGACTGATTGTGGCCGTGACGAAGCACGAAGGGACCACACTGTAGGCCCTTGTTGACCGTATCCTCACGAGTCCACGTGATTCCCTTGCGAAGACCCTGCAAATAGCACTGATCTTCAAGGGTGAGACCGAGGGCGTCCTTCAACGCGTGGGCAGCATGCATGTGCAAGAACTTCTGCCAGCGTTCATCGTGATTGCCTTCACAGATGATTAGCTGCACACCCGGATGGATGTCACGCAACTCGTTCATTTCCTTCACAAACATCTTGATCTGAGGGATGGCGTTCACAGGCGCACCGGGGCCCTGTGTGTATCTGCTCATCATTCCGAGGTCGATGAAGTCTCCAAGGACTACGACCTTATCAGGCTTGACGTCTGCATACCACTTCTTGAATGCATTCCATGTTGCAGGGTCATGCAAATCGAAGTGAATGTCGCTCACAATGGCGACGAGTTCTGACTGGTTTGTTACGGCACTTAGCTTCTTTTTCTTTGTTGTCATGCAATCCTCATAGGCGAGTTCTCGGTCAGAGAAACCCACAGATCATGCACACGCTTGACGTATGCCGCTGGGAGCGTCTCTACGGGAGGCAGTTCTGACCGCGTGTCAGCCTTTGGCGTATTGGCGATGTTGGGGTGCGCAGAACTCAAACGTCCCGTTCTCGTCAACACATTGAATGTCTTAGCAGCGTTCTGTCGGCTCAAGAAGCCTGCACAGCGTTGTGAACACGTAACACGCTTGCCAGTGGCTGCATAAGGTGTTTGACACACCACACAGATCCTGGCGAAGTCACCTTCTGGTCCGTTCATCGTTCCTCCGTGTGTGAGTATGAGTCGTGCGCCGGAGTGTGTCAAGGTCGATCAGGAACTGCTCACTTACCAGGCTTGGTGAATGAATCCGAGGTCTTGTGTTTACCTGTGTCATCCTGCGGTGCCACAACTCGGCGCAAGTCTCGTGCACTTTCTTTTGACGACCTTGTAATCGTCTTAGCTTCTGCGAGAGTAGCTCCCATTTCAGCAGCTACTGCGACGACAGAAGGCGGCACAACTTCAATCTTTACAGGCTTAGGCTCCATGTTGTACTCGACATGTTCCTCAAGACGACCAAGACGAAATCGAAGCTTGTTAAACTCGATTTCCAAGTCCTTGATCTTCCTTTGGAGTGCATCGAGATCCATCAGCGAGTCTTTGCCAACTGCAAGAGAAGTTCATGCATACGATCAAGCTTTTCATCTAGCTTACTAGTATTCTGCACAAGTTGATTCACGAGACCACGCATTTCGGACATTTCATGCTTAGCAGCAAAAAGTTCCTTCGCGCGTGAACGTTCCTCTTCCAACTCTTGCTTGACGTGTGCCACCATCGCCTTGTGAGCAGCGTCAATGATGCCAGGCTTCTCTTCCTGGATCACAGATTGGGTTCGGGTCTTGTGAATCGCGAGTAGTGCCGGGATTGCCAGCGACGTGACTACAAGCGAAATGATTGCGATGATCTCAGCCATGCCCATAGGGAACTCCTCAGGACTGGTATTGAACTACGAAAGCTTCATAGGCCGACGTACCATCAGCGGCCTCAGCATAGACGTACGTACTCCCCCTAGAGTTGGCATCGTCTGATTCTGGAACAAACGGAATCTGAGACCATGGACCATACACAACGTCACGAGTTGGGTCCACAGCACCCGCACCCAGAGCCTTGTTACCAGAGAAGCGTACACGTACACCTCCGGCACCAACAAGAAGCAAGTGAATCTTGCCCTCGCTCAAGGATCTATGCGTCTGCGTCTCAGCAGTACCTGTGCCCGCCAAACGCTGTGGCGTACGATTGCCAGGAACCTGGTCATCGACTAGTGGCGGAAGAGGGAAAAAGTTTCTGAACAACATCATGACACCTCAGTATGGCATAGCCAGACAAGTATTCTAGCTTACCTAACTACCGAGGTCAATCGTATCATCCGATTACACACATGTCGCCGTCACAAAAACGGGATGTGAGTTCATGCTTCGCGTCTGTAGTATCAAGAGGCGTAATACCGCTCTTGATCGACTCGTATTCGGTCTGCGAGATTGTTTCGTACGGTGCTTGTTCGTAGCCATGGTCTTCTAGTGGCAAGAACGACACACCCTTGAGTCGAGTCTCATACAGTTCCAAAGCGTACTTGATGTCCAACGCTTCTTCACTATCGAACGTGACCGTGACCGACACTTGGTTATCAGCCCAGAACTGCTGCATCTGTGCTGCAAGTTCAAGCTGTTCCCACATCGTCACGTCATCCTTGCTTCGATCGTAGTTTCGTTCCTCAACCGGGAACGATGCCACCACCGTGTTCGGACTGTACTTATCCTTCTCGATTGGGTAACCGGCTGTACGCAACTTCTCGACCAGTGGAGAAGTATCCTGCAAACGCACACGACGAATATAGTAACGTGCGTGAGGGAAGTGAATGCCTGGCGTGACACCTGGAAGCAAGCTGACCGTGCCGGAAGGCTTTACACTCGTCACCTTGATGGATGTACGTACACAGAGCCAGTCAGCATACACGCGATCGAGATCACGAAGGTATTCGTAACCCTTATCACAGAACGTGCTGAGAAACTCGCGACGCCCGAACTTCTGCATTGCCTGGACGATACCGCTCATGGAGCAACCAATGCGTCGGTTGCGCATCATGACCGTGTTCGTACGGTCATCATGCGTTGGCATCAGCGTGACAGTCTTCGCATACAAGTACGCGTACTTCAACGTCTTCTTGTAGTCTTCGAAGTTCTCATGCAAGCCCGGGAACGTTTCAACCAAGCAGCACAGTTCTCGGTCTTCCAAGGACTGTTCTACACATGGATTTGCACCCATGACACGCATGTCGGAGAAATCAGGCTCTCGTCCCATACGTCCGAACTTGCGAGCATTGTCCAACCACTGGTATCCAGGCTCACCGTTCTTGGAGGTCATACCAGCTACGATACCATAGGGCATACCGACCTCTGCAAACACAGAGTTGTTCGATGCCCAGCGGTGGTGCATCAATGCATCCTTATTCATGTCTGGATTCTTGAGCAACAAGAACTCTTCGTCTTGAGGATCACCAAAGGCAATCTCAGCAGAACGACGTACGTTACCTGCTACGACACAGCGTCCGATCAGGTTACAAATGTCCACAATCGCTGTGGAATCAATAGTTTGACCGTACAATGGCTCAAAGATGGTTGAGATAGAGTGAACTAGCTCTTCCAGCGGCGCAGGACCGCTGGCGACTCCACCGAACCCTCGGATTGGTGCTCCGGCTGGTCGTACTCTAGAGTAATCGATTGTTTCCGGGATCGAGCCTCTGCCGACATGGGCATCGAGATAAACACGAAGCAGAGACACCCAACCCTCTCTAGTGTCCTCTACAACGAAAGTACCGTTGATTGAGGCAGGCTTCTGGATCTTGACGAGACCGACACCCTTGGTATCGAAGCCAACACCCACGCCGAGCATCAACATGTCCATCAACCAGCAGAATGGGTCTGCAAAGTCAACAGCAATACCCTTCGTCGAAACGAATCCGCAGTTATTGAGAGCTGCACCACCAAGACGGTCGATAGCAGGAGAACCCATCATCCACAGACCACGACCAGGTGGAAGCCACTTGAAGGCCCACATGCGTCGGAACATTTCCTGAGCAGAACGCTGCGCCTTGCGGTCATCCCACGGAAGACGCAAGTTCTTGCAGTGACGCTTCTGCACGTCGTAGGTACCTTCGACTACGCGCTTGCACGTCTCCCAGAACTCTTCCAGAGACTCATCTGGCTTCGTGCGAGCATACGTACGCTTGTAGACAACATAGCCTAGGCCGTTGTAGCCCCAGGCTGGTTGTTTGTCTCGGTACTCGTCAAGGAAAGAATCGGAAAGCTTGAAAGATCGAATGGAATCAGCAGCACTCATTACTCATACCTATTTCTTCAACACAACGCCGCATACGTCGATTTGAGGTGAACGATCAGCTTAGCACGCTGCTCTTTGTCGATCGACAACAAAGGTGTCTCGATTGACGATTTGTGAAGCGTAGAACCCCGCGGCGTGTTTACTACATGGTAATCCTGGTAGATGCATATCTTACTGGAATCAGGTGTGATTGCGAGGCACTCAACAAACTCCCGAAGCCAGCATCCAGGAAGTCTCATCCCGGGCATACCTGCTTGCTTGAAGTGAAAGCGTATGAACAGGTCATCGTCCTCACCCTTACACTCTATCTCTAGCGGAGTGCCCATATCAGTAATCCTTCTTCAAGACGGCAGGATCGAGCCATTCCTTCAACCCGTTGTTCCACTTGACCAGAACGCGGTCAAAGCGCTTCGGTCCCTTCTCGGAATCGTAACGATGGCGTTCGACGATCTTACCAGAACTGCCAAACACATCATCGGCAGTTAGCAAACACACTCGCATACCAACGTACGGTTCTGTGCGTTTCATGATTCCTCAGGGAATGCAGACTTTAGTGCACGGATGATGAGACGCCACATGTTGTAGGACAAGCGTGGGTAGTCCTTGACCTCACCTGTCCTAGTCATCTTGCCACCGTCCCACGGAGCACGTGTCTCACCCTTACGACAGACGCCGACCGTGTAGTCTCCACGATTCGGATCACCATTAGTGGTGTCGTCGTTTGCGATGTACATACGGCCCAGCTCCCGAGACCGAGACGGATGGACGGCACTGACGAGTTCAACCTTGACTACAATCACAGCTTCCAGTCCTCGTCACGGAGCAGTTGTGAATCGAGGCCATGTCCGTTGATAGCAAGTTGTCGATACTCGATAGGCACACCACGCTTGATAGCGTCATCGATTCCGTACTGCATGCCCTTGCTGATTCCGAGGTCCGTGTAGACCACCGTGGCCTGTGCTACCTGGCGCCAAGCGAAACCAGCTTGAATGCCATGGTTTCGCTCTTCTGGGATGAGGTCATTCAGCACACCATCCTGCGTGTACAGAAGATGGCTTGCGTACGGTGCCTCACCTCTCATGAGGCAATCCTTCATACACATGCGTGCGTAGCGAACGTTTGTCTCAACGTCACCAGCGTATGGTGACTCAAGAACTACCAATCGGTACATGTTTCACCTATTCCATGCCGGCTCGACTGCACGGTCGAGAACCGAAGGATTCATCATCTCCCAAGCCTGGGGACAGACGAACACCATCCCGTACTTCTGCCACGTGCCAAGCACATAGCGATCATCCTCGAAGAAAAAGAACGGTCCCTTCAACTCCTCTTGATGAACGTAGTCGAGAAACATTTCTTCCTTCATCTGAGAAGCTGGCTTTCCAGTGTCCTTCATGGGTCGCATGATGAGGAAATCGCCATCTTGCTTGTACCCATGCTTGATGAGCCAAGCATCAGTCACGTAACGGTGCTTGGAGTTGCGTCCAGTCATGTACGTGATCGTGAATCCGTGTTCACGCATAGCGTTGATTACATCCAGAGAATGTGGCTGTGGTTCATCCAAAGCCATCAACTCAGGCTGTAGGAACTGGTCCCACGCTCCCTGAGGAGTGTGATGCTTCTCGCCTCCGCAGTTCTTGCAAACAGGTCGGTGTTCACCACCCATAGGCATCTTGCAGCCCGCACATACTCGCTTGAGCAAAACCGCGCGATGATCGTTGTTTGCGATCGTAGTGTCGATGTCAATGATTGCAACAGGTGTCATGCTCACACCCTACCACGCCCACGCTTGTCGTCAACCACAACGCTCACATCCACTTGCATGACGCGCTTGGTTGGTCGAGACGAATACACCTTTCCTGTGCGAAGTAGGACGTAGTGAACGTCTTGGTCATCGAGGTCGATCGAATCGATTACCATGTATACATTCGCAGGGTTGACAGCACTAGCGAACCTAAAGGTTTCACCCGGCCCCAGCTCTTCGAGCGGTAGTGACCCGGGGATAACGACTTGAACACGACGAGTGGATTGCGGATACCTACGGTCCAGTCGCAGTTCCCGAACTTGCCGAGCGTAGTAGGCGTCCCAGCCTTCACGCGGTTCCTCTTCCTGGAAGTCATCGTATGCATATTCATCTGGAAAGTAGTCTTCTGCTGCCATGGTTTCTCTCGTTTCGTATCTTGGTCGACAGTTACCGCATAGTGGGGACGACTGTCCACAGCTACACTCAGATCCGTCAGGGTTGTAATCCGCTGGATACATACACGTCTCCTCTTTGATTCCTGGATCTTCTGATCCATCAGGATCTGATCTTCCAAGGAATCTACTTGACCTCTCGGTCCCTCTCATTCAGTTGAGTCAGAACAATGGTACCCGGTATTACGGATGTTGTCAAGTGAGATCCTGCATGGGCGAATAGATCGTTTTACAAGAGGTCCCACTCGTATTCTATGTCGTCTTTAGGTACCACCACAACCTGTTGTACCGTTGGCACATGGACCAGTTGTTCTACCCATACCAGTAGTGGTTGGAACGGCAGGTTGACCATCAGTTCTGGCCATGTGAATATGTCCTCGTAAGCTAGCACTTGCTCGATCGAAGCTGACGCGTAGTCCGCGAACTCATCGACTAGAACATGAATGCCGCCAGAAGGTATGAGTTCGCCGCAAGGGTTTGCAGACTTCACGTGTCGCTGGACACTAAGTTGAATACTGTGCCTCTTGATTGGCTGCGGCTGATGTATGTCCTCAGGCATGTGTACGACAGGATTTGCATCCTTTCGTGTCATCATGTGCACCGTGTATTGTTCACCTTCATGCGTGAAATGGAAGAACGGCACAGGTTTCGCCCGGGGCATTGCTGGCGTCGTCATTTCCATAACAGGGAGAAGTGTGGACATATCACCACCAAAAGGTAAACAAATACAAAGAAGATCAGATCATACTCGGGGAGTATAATGGGTTTGTTATTGTTGATCCCGGCGCTCGCGTGTATTATCCCTGTACATGATTGCTGTTGGATACAGGGTCAACACGGTTCCACCGAACGTACACATGACCATCGCGCTGAGTAGTTCTGTGGTCCCCGTGAAGGTCGCCAGAGCCGCCAGGACCATCGCACCCACCGCCATAGCCTCACCACCCATGAGAACGCCGTACAGAGCCACACGGGCGGCGGAAAGCGGCTTGCGGTCCCAGCCCACGAAGAACGGGAACAGCGACACAGCGATGACGCCCAGAACGGCTGCAAGGGCAACCTTCGTCTCAGAATCGAATGGACTGAGGAGCACGCCCCAGATCGCACCCATTGTGATACGTCCTAGGAACTTCGCTGGAAGAGCGACAAACGGATGCCGGGTAAGTAGGCTGAACATGTTCATTCCTCCTTGCCAGACAGCTCTTGTTTGATCACTTCCTCTTTCAGCACCTTGATTGCGAAGGTACCAATGAGCGTCCTCGGAACTATCCGAATCTGCCAGGTATCCTTCACAAAGTGGAACTGGATGTCGAAGTCCGCACCGACGACCATCGTACGGGTGAACTTGCGGAAAATCGCGCCAAGCAGCCCAGAAAACGGTCCGCTCTCAGCAAACGCTTGCTGGTAGAACTCCTGGCGAATGGAGCCGATCGTCGGCGGCACAGGAGGACCGGATGTGTTACTGTTGATGGACTGCTGTGCGGCTAGAGCCTGTTGCACAATCATCTGTCGAGAGTTTGCCATTGTTGACCTCGTTTGGGGTGGTTGCGTCCATATTACCACCCGCACACGCGTCGTCAAGGACCGTGAAGGCATGAGCCAACACTTTCAACTCGATGTTGATGTACTCTATTTTGAGATAGGGAATGTGTCCGACGTCGAGGGCTGAAAGCTCGTAGCCGCCAACAAACCTATCCACAGACTCAAGGTCGCCAGCCAACCCAGCGCGGTAAGCAGCTTCAATCTCTTGTTGAACCTGTGCTTGCTTAGCGTTGTGTGCCTCAACATCCGACATTGAGTGCGAGTTGTAGACCTGGCGATAGATAGTCGCTAGAGGTGCCATCCACGGCTGCCAGGAATACGTCCCATCATCGTCGCCCGAGTTCACGTGAATCATATGAGCCCACATATCATCCATTTCTTCTTTCGTGAAGATACGGGCGTGGTGTTCATCAGTATGTTCGTCGTGAGCAGCTTTGGCCGACATATGCAGTTGGAGCAGTTCTTTCCTGTTCATGGTATCACCTACGTATCACGACCCTTGATACGCTAGCTCCATCAAGCCGACGTAGCGGTTGTATGTGTCCCAATCTCGCTTGAGCCCAGCCTTGTACGCACGTTTCAGAGCTTCTGGGTCGCTAACGTGGCGATTCTTCTTGTAGATCTCGATGAGTGGGTTCATCCAGTCTTCATGACCGATCCAAGACGACATGGCCAACAAACCACAGCAATATCTGTGCAGACCAACCGTATCATCCCGGTACATGCTCTTCACCCACCAATCATACGGATGGTCTAGGTTAATCCTCGTGAGCCAGAAGCAACATGTCCACAGTGACCCAATCGCCTCGTCGACCCGCTCGAATAGCCGTTCCAATGTCTTCATGGTCAACTCCTAGTCTCAAGCTAAGGGCAGCAATAGGACGCAGCCAATCCAAGGCACGAGTAGAGTGTTGCTTCGTAGTACCCAAATACTGGTCCATGAGTTCGAACACGCGAGCAGTAATCTGAGCATGCTCTAGATACTCAAGCTGAATCTGCTTTCGAACAGCAGCATCCATGATCTTCTTTGGCTTCACAGGTTCACGCTCTCGTTTACGCATCAGTCCCTACCTAGCTCACGTTGAGTGTACAAGATCTCATACCTCTTGAGCAACCTCGCAGCGGCACCATTTCTCGGTAGGATGACGATTTCATCTTTACTATCTACACTGACAGAGAACCTAGGACGCGTACCAAGTGTAGTCCCAGCCTGCAACAATATGTTTTCGATTGCCGAGACACACTGTGCACGTGTTTGCCCATGGTTGTATATGTCCTGCACAGTACACTTTCGGATCACAGCCATCGCAGCATACTCAGCACAATGCTTTGCCCAAGTTTCCTGCAAATCAGCCGCTTTATTCATGATCTGGACGAAAGCCAACTCCGGCTCCGACAATCCAGATTCAGTCATACGATCCGCAACAGTTCTAACCTCAGCACTCATCCTCTGGATCCTGAAACTCAGCCGCAACAGCATCTTCCGACCACTGCATGACCGCAGCCTTGCCAAACTGGTTCTTTCCAGTGATACGGATGATCAAAGCATCCTTGTCAGGCACAACTGACACCTCAAACAAGTCAGTCTCATGTCCCTTCTTGAATGGCGAGCAAAACTCCATCAAATCCTCGATGAGAGTAGCACCATCCGCATACTGGTTCCTCTTGATGTTCGGTTGACGCTTGAGAACACGGTCAATGACTCGCCACATAGCTTCGCTCTTCATGTTTGGTCCTTTCTACGAGGGTACAAGTTCATGGCACAGATAACACCGAACACAAAGTATATGTTGGACAGGATAGCGAACACAGCCGCAGTCCACGACACCCACCAACAAGCAACCCAGAAGCAAAACATGACCGCAAAGCAGCCAAGCATCCACTTCCACCACCTAAGATGAGCTTCCACGTCGTATGTCTCAGTAGTCATACGTTAGTCTAGCAGAGACCACTCAGTCTCAGCCACGACAATATCCGATTCCTCAATCACACCCATACGTTTACGCATCGCAAGGGCAACAAGCTTCCTCAAGCACTCATCTACATGCTTCAAGAACACTTCCTCAAACGCAGTGTCAGTCTCTTCCGAAGTATTAGGCGGCGGCATACCCATTTCTGTGAAAAGTTGAGCCTGAATACTCTCACCTGGCCCCGATTCGAGGTCATTCATGGCAAAAGTATCATCCACCGACGTCCAAACACACGGTCTAGCGAACGCCCAAGAGTCTATGCCTTTGGTATGACACACAAAGTCGAACCAAACAGCCGTATTTAGGCCCGAAGAGTCCCTCAAAACACTCGCTTTAGTCACTTTGAGCAGCATTTCGAACGATGTAGTGGTACCCACATCCGTACGGACAGGCAAACTGACCTCTAGAAACCCTTTATCGAGGGTATACGCAGCGAGTACCACACCATCCGCATGCATAAACGACCCCTGTGTGTTCAACACACGCCTCTTTAGGTCCATCGTTCTAAGTGTGCCCATCCGAAACTCCTCCAATCCGAGCTTAGCACGCTCATACTGGCGATCCACTGAGAACGCCTCCCTACAAGATCCCGGCCGAAAATGAACTTTCTCTCCATGGCGGGTATCAACTGAGAGCGTCTCCCGCATGACACGTGTCAACACCTATACTCGACGGGTACTATTTTTCAAAAATCTAATATCCGGAGGCAGGTACAGGACTTACCCGACCCCAAGGAATCCCTTTTGATACGTGCTTGTCAACCGTACCCCTTTTGATACATGGCCCATTCCGTGCATACGTATCTCCCCGGATACATGAGGAAATGTGTGCTATGTAGGACAATGTAGGCACACAGGGACAGGGTGGGTACTCATCCCACATTCACTCTACTGTAGGTAATATGCACACATGTAGTATTACGTAGGGCAGTGTAGGTGTTACCAGAATCGCAGAGACTGAGAATCAAACACGATTATACTAAGGCTAGAGTTTAGGTATTGAGAGACACTCCGCGCCGAGCCCTACGCGATCGCTATGTAGGACATTGCGCACACTTACCTACACATTGGCATACCAAAGCATTGCAAAACGCTATGTAGGCAAAGGCTTACATTGACTCACATGTAACCGATGCTCGAATGTTCAGGCTTTGCAAGCGTAAGCCATTGCGGCGCCTATACGCCTCGCAGAGACACAATCGGGGCGAGCTACGGCTAGGTATGGGGAACGTTGTAAAGATCGATTCTGGCGAGGCTATGTAACACATTGATAGTATTAGAGAAACACATGTCAGTTTACAGCTTACATGTGGGTTTACGTAGTATTGACACCTACATCGCAGGCAATAGTCATGCCACCTACAGTGTGCGTTATGTAGGTGTTTGCACACATTGTGTGTAGTGTAAGGAAATGTGTTCCGAGGAAGGGAAATGTGGGCTTAGGTAGTATGCTGTAGGACAATACTCACACTGTAGGTGAATGTAGGCAAAGACTCACATCATAATATGATGTAGGTGTTTTGGTTACACTGTAGACAATGTGGGTAAGTGTAGGGAAAAGGTTTACACGTAGGGAAAGGTGAGGCTATGTAGGGAAATGTATGCGTTGTGGGATAGCTGTAGGTGACACTACGTGTATTGTATAGGCACGTAGTGTCATTGGCACAACCTACATGTGTGGAAATGTAGTCTGGCACATGTGAGGCAATGTAGGTGCGAGCTAAGCTCACGTAATCATTGAGGAATAGACCGATTTTACTATGGCGGTAAACGGCCGCCGGTGTGCCACATTGTGCCACGACGCAATAGGCCAATGAAAACAAGCATTTAGCTCGCATTGCCCCGATTCGCCACGTGCCCCGAAATGACCCGAAATCGCTAAGTATGCGAAATCATTAGGCTTACATTAGCACACATGAGTCGTTTCGGGGCAGTGTGAGGCATCACACAGAGGCTAAGTATGCGAAATCACTCGGATCCGCTATAGGTTGAAAGGCTGAACAAACTAGCAGTGTTGAAATAAGCTAATAGAATCGCTTACTTACGTCGTTGGCACGACGGCTGCAACGTCTCGCGTAGGCGCAAAGCCGCGGCGAGAGGCATCGAAAAAGCCTTTGACCGCTTCTCGTTCTCTGTTAGTGTCTCCCTTCCCATTGTGGGAAAACCGTTCCGCCTCGGATGTTAAGGCGTGTCAGAAGAGGATCGCACCATGGCCAATCGCACCGTCACGATCGAGGGTCGCAACGTCACGATCACGCGTGAGACCCCCAAGGGACCCAAGGTCACGCACGAGACGATCGTCTCGTTCGCGGAAGGGGGCGCCATCGCTTCCGAGTCGGCCCGTGTGGCGCTCGCACTGGCGCGCACCGATGGTGCGTACCGTCGCCAGGGTGCGGCCGCTGCGCGTCGTGCGCTGGCCCCGATGCGCGATGCACTCCGCTCGGCGCTGGACGCCTCGATCGCGGAAGCGCTCGCCGCGGAGTGAGCTAGGCCGAAACCTAGGGGGCGCAAGCCCCCGATGGTCTGTGCGTTACGCGCACACTGACGATGGCCCCACTGTGAACACCATTTCACATAAGCACGCGCCCGACGCATTCGCCACGTGTGGCGTTTGCTTCGCCCTTGCCGTGCGTGCGGAACGTGGCCCCGTTGTGCGTGCGAGCGGCACCGATCGTGCGGCCGATGCGCCCGTGTGCGCGCCCGTGCTTCCGATCGCAACGGATCGCGTTGTGGCGCATGCGATCGTCGATCACACGATCGCAGCGGTCAAGCGTGCGCGTGCTCTCACGTCGGATCCTCGTGTCATTCTCGGCGCTTTCGAGTCAACGCAAGTCAAGATCGGTGCGCCTGCTACGGCTGCGCGCTCCACTGTCACGCTTGCGGCTCGTGTCGAGTCGGGCGAGGCGATCGATGCGATCCACGCTCTAGACCGTGACAATACGGGCGCGTTGCCGCGTAACCGTATGCGCGTGCGTGGCTCGCATGGCAGTGCAGGCCCGTCCGAGGCGCCTCAGGCGTTCCCGACGGCTGATACCGTCACGGGCGCCCGTGAGGGAGCACGCGGTAAGGCGTGCGCTGATATGGTGCGCCTTTGCGAGCGCTATCGTACGTCCAGCGGGCGCGATAAGGCGCTCGCGCGTGACGCAATCCGCTTCCTACTCGACACGTGGCAGGATGACGCGGTGCGAAATGCCGCGATCTCCGGAGGATTCCCCGCACGCTGAAACGGTATCACATATGCGCGCAGCCGATACCGGGGCGCCCACTAACCCAAGCGTAAACGCTACGCCCGACGTGTATCCGCTGATACACTAGGCTCTAAGTGTTTACCGCGACGCTACCAAGCGAGCGACCCTCACGGGCGAGCGACTAAGGTATGCGTGGGTTAGTGGGCGCCTTAGCGCGTTATCATGGAGTTTATGACAAACGCTGGTAAAGCCTATCTTTTCGTTAGGTTACGGTCGGAATCCAACACGGGTGTAGAGTTAGATCCACCACGTGTGAAAGAGATTCCGTATCGGCCGCTACCGACTGTGCGTAAATGCACATGTTCTTACCATGGCGATCGAGTCTACTGCTATTGCAGCAAGGGGTGATCATGCGTATCGCAATCGTGTGTCTGCTACTTCTCGCGGGATGCTCTGAGATCGTGCGGCCGAACACGCGTCTACTCGACGCGGATAGCGGGCCGATGGTCGGCGATGGCTCGACGTTGCCCGATACGGGCACGGGAGACACGGATAGCGGCTCACCCGTGGATCCTGACGCGGGCTCGGATGCTGGCGCGATGGGAACGTGTGACATGTTCCCCGCTGGTAGCGTGGCCATGGTCGCGCAAAACGATTGTGGCTTCGCTGCCACACAGATCGCGGTGAGTGAGGTCGACTGCCCCCACCACATGCTTTCGGGACACATGACGATCGTGTGTGATCACACGTATCGCACGGTTCCCGTGACGTCGGATGCACTCGAAATCGACTGCGATGGTGGTACGTTCTTCTGTGCTACTGTTCTCGGCGCCGATGGTACACTCACGGTTGAGTGTACCTCGCCCGGGGGATCGTCCTGCTCTCTCACGTTCTGAGAAAGGTATGAATCATGCGCTTGGTACGCACGTTCCTCCTGTTCACCATCCTCGTTCTCGTGGCCGGATGGGTCGCGGGGCAGTACATCGGCGATCACATGCATTTCGAGCCTGTCGCGGGCTCGCACTAGCCATGGTGCGTTTCGTCACGAAACATCCGTGGCTCACGGTGCTTCTCATGCTCTGTGCGTCGTGTGTGGCGTTCGGCCCCGCGGCGACTGGCGCATGGATTCACTACCACGGCATACAGGCAATCGTCGGCGCGTGGCGCTTCGTGCGCACGTTGATCGCTGGCTAATGGTCCCGTGGAATGTGGTCAACGCAATGTTGACCGTTATGTGGTCGCGCTATTGGTGGCTTCGCGACAACAAGCGCGAGGCCGAAGCCTATCACCTCGAAATGGCAATCATTTCGGCAACTAAGGCGTTGAAATCATGATGCGAATCAAAGCCTTCGTGTCTCGCGATGCTCTGGTCCTCTGGACGTTGCGTGGACGCTTCCGCACGTGTCGCTACATGCTGCGATGGGTCGATCTGTGGATCGCGGGATGGTCCCTTGCGATTCTCGTGATCGCGTTCTTCCGAGGGTGAAACATGAATCTCTTCGTGTTGTTCATGGGTTGGCGCGGCTGTTTCATGGTCGTTGCTCAATCGCGCGGCGAAGCGTTGCGCCTCATCTTGGATCAAGGTGCGGCGGAATACTACGAGAAACCGATCAAACAGGAAGATCTCAAGGTCTATCCTGTGGGTGAGGTCGTGCGCTGCTGGGGCGATGAGTGAAACGCCCGGTCAAGGTGCCACGTCCAGCGCCAAAGGTTTATCGTATCGATAGACCACACTGCAAAAACATTCTGTGTGTCAACTTCGCACGAATCAACTGCGATGTGTTGGAGAAGCCATGCTCCTCAAAGATGCACTGATCAAAGTGGGCTTTGCGTGTGCAGGCGGTGAGGTACGCCGCAAGTGTATGCAAGGTGCGGTCAAGGTCAACAATGTGCGTGTGGATGATTCCACGCTCACGTTGATCGATGGTAAACACAAGCTGACAGTAGGTCGATTCTCGTGTTACCTCGAAATCAAGCGCGGTGGATTGATTACCACCGTGCAATACCTCGATCCAGTCAAGATCGGGACAGTAAAGCTTTGACGTCAGAGCCACACTCAAAAGGTGTGGCTTTTTGGCGTTATGGGAAACCTCTACATCATGATCGGCGTTCCTGGCAGCGGCAAGAGCACAGAAGCGAAGCGCATCATGCGCACGCATAGTGTGATTCGTGAACGCGTCGAGATCGTCTCCGCGGACACATACTTCATGAACGAGAACGGCGATTATGCCTTCAATCCCAAGGGTTTGGGTGAGGCGCACGCCGAGTGCTTCCGTGATGCATGTGACTACGCCACGCGTGGTGTGGACTGCATCATCGTGGACAACACGAACCTGACCAACGTTGAGCGAGCGCCCTACTATCAGTTGGGTGTGGCGTTCGGCTACAAGGTGCACATGGTGTGGGTGCATCCCGGCCTCACGTGTGAGGAGTTGGGCGCACGCAACGTGCACGGCGTCAGTGCGGAAAAGATTCGCACGATGTTCCAGCGGTTCGAAGGCGTATTGCCGCCGCATTGGAAAGTCCAACAGCACAACGTCAACGGGGTGTGACCATGTTCGCCGATCTCAACGACCTTCACGACTTCTGTCGAGAGACGTTCTACTACATCCACGAGGGTGCAGGGCGTGCCGCGTACGACAACCCGTATCAACCGGGTTGGGTCGTGAAGGTGCCTCGCAACCTCGCCACACACGAGACGGGCGGGCTCGGACAACAAGCATATGAGATCAGTGTGCTCAAGCGCATTGCTCATCTTCCGTTCTGTCCGAAGTTCTGGGTCGAGTACATCCCGACCAAAGAGAACTTCTCGATTCCTGTCATCCACATGGAAAAGGTTGTGCCTCTCACGGGTGACGAGAAGGTCACGCATCTTCCGTGGTGGTGCAGGTACATCCACGATGGTGCGCAAATCGGCTGGACGAACAAGGGCGGAATCGTTCCGTACGATCTCGGCTACTTCGTGGAAGTCGAGGATCTAGTCCAAGCGGCAGCGGCGCAGCCACTGTGAACGCGACACAAGCCATTGCAGCAACCCTACTCCTCATCGGTCTCGTGCTGATGTTCATGTTCATGTTCATGTGGAGGTATCTGTGAAAAAGCTTCCTCCGGTGTTCCCAATCAAGTTCCCTGCACCACTGCCGAAGTGATGGGCACGTTCAAATACTACACGACTCTTGCAGTCGTGAAGGAATGGCGTGTCTATCACTTGTGGGTTGACCGCTTCGGCGTGTTCAACCCTGTAGGTGTAGGCTTCGATCGTGACGGCTACTACATTCGTGTAGAGAAGTTCGAAGCGACCGAAGAACGTGTGGCATGTATGGCCACGTGGATTGCTGAGCGTTGACTCTGGGCAGGGCTTTGGAAGCGCTTGTGCCTCATATGCACAAGTATGACCGTTCGATTCGGTCCCGCACCATTCGTGTCATAGTGGCACGTACCAAAGAGAGGAAAGGTTTCTATGAGCCAAGAGAAGAAGACCGAGACCGCCGCCGAGAAGACCAACAAGCTCATCCCCGAGATGCGCACGACGATGCTGCCCGCCATCACCGAGAAGCTCGGCGCGATCGTCGGCTTCGCGTTCGATGCGTTCCTGCTGCTCGTCTCGCGCGTCTGCGAAGACGTGTTCAAGATGCAGGCCGATTTCCAGCTCGTGAAGATGGTCATCGAAGCGCACAAGGCGCAGTCGAAGCTCGATGCCGAGACGATCAAGGATCTCAACCGTCGTCTCTCCGACATGACGTCGGCGCGTGACACGGCCACGTCCCTGCTCAACGCACGCATCGCGGAGCTGGACGATCTCAAGCGTCGCACGAGTGGTGCGCTGCTGACACTCGGACAGGTGTGCGGCGTCGGTGGAGGCACGCAGTTCGAGCCCGTGCACGTCACCCGTGGTGACCTGACGTTCGAGGAAGCGTTCTACCTCTTCATGGGACGCAAGATCGAGGCCATCAAGTGCTACCGTGAGCGCACGGGTCGTGGTCTCGCGGACAGCAAGGCGGCGGTCGAGGGCTACAGCCCGAACTCGAAGCTGTGGCAGGACATGAAGACGCTCACCGAGCGCTGGGGCCAGGGCTGCTACGTCGCAACGAACCCGCCGAACAACGGCCGTGACCTCATGATGCAGGATCTGCGCGTCCAGCCCAAGGCGTTGACGAGCACGTACGTCTCGCGACTCGGGTGATCCACTCGGCACAAGCGGAAACGTTTGTGCCACTTATTGAGTAGAGGAGACGGGGCTGTTAAGCGGCTCCTCTACTCAATAAGTGTAGGGTGTGACAACTAAAGAAGAGGTGTAACATGAATGCAATCGTTCTCGCGTCGGATTCCCTCAGTCATCTTCACATCTTCATGTGCCTTGGTCTCGTGTGCATGGGCACGATGATCGCCACGATGGGCGGCGCCATGTTGGCATGGTCGATGCTTCCGTTCTCGCCCTCGGATGCCATGTCCGAGCCGAGCGAGTTCCATTCGACCGCGGCGCAGCAGCGGTATGCCGCCACGCAGTGGAAGCTCGCAAACGTTCGCGCTGAGCGTGCACGTCTTCTGCTGGAGCCCAGTGACTCCACTCTCGCCACGCGTATCGAAGGCGTGCGTTCCATCGTGGTGTGCTGATGCATACCTATGCTGGTGAATCCCCGTCCAAGACTCTTACGCGCATCCTGTATTGGGAGACGCTGAAAGAGCACTTGGGCCATGACTTCAAAGACTCTCACCTCGTATTGTGTGGTGAGGGTGGCGACGTGCGACAAGCACAAGCGCTCAATGCAGGTCCGGTTACGGCCGTAGACCTCGACAAAGAGCGTCTCAACAAGGCCAAGCGTGCGTTCCAGCGTCAGCATGGAAATCTGCGCCGCCACGATTTCGTGCACGGCAACATGTGTGAGATCGAAGGCAAGTTCGCACACGTGTTGCTCGACTGGTGCGAAGTGGTGCGCCCCGAGACGATGGAACGCAGCTTGCGTATCCTCGATCGCACGCTTCGTGAAGGCGGCATGTTCGGTCTGTGCTTCTCGTATGGGATGCAAGGCCGACCACGCAAGGGTCAACCGCCCTTGTTCGCCTGCATCGAGGGCGAGACGCGTGAAGAGAAGGTCATGCGGCGTATCAAGTACGTCAATAGCTGGCTGCAACTTCACTGCGGAAAAGCTGCGCCTGCGATGGTGGGCGCGTGGTACTACGACTCATCGACGGCCGAGAAGAAGGGCTCGCCGATGGTCTACATGCTGTTCGACACCTCAAAGCCCTTCACTGGCATTCCCAAGCCGGTGTTGTGCAAGTGGAACGAAGAGCAGCGTGAACAGGAGGCACGTGAAGCCTTCGAAGATCACAAGGGCTCATACTTCGCAGACTCGTCACGCGTGTCTGACAGGTTCATGTTGAACCCGAAGAAGATCGGTGCGTGGCATGCGTGGCAGACCATGCGAGCGAGGAAACATGCGCCTTAAATGCAGCGTCAAAGAGCTGGGTGATGTGATGTACAAGTCATTCACTCAACACATGCTTCCTCCGGTCGAGCTGAATCGCAGCGACTGCTCATACGTCGTAGGTGAAATCATGGCCACGTTCCGAGACAACAGCGAGATTCATCCTGGCCATCAGCTCTTGCGTGAGCGCATCCCGAACACGCATCGACGGCGCACGCTGGTGATTGATATGTGTGCGTTTGGTGTGAAAGACACCATGTTCCGTCGCAACGTGGCGATTCTGTTCACGGACGAAGAGATCGAACAGATCGAAGCGTTCATCAACAGCATCTAATCGACCGCGCGCATGGCCACGCATCCGTCCATCATCGCAGAGCGCAAGCGTTTGCGTAGGTTGGGATTCTTTCCCACCGCCGGACGTGTGCTATCCCACCAGCGCCTTGGTGCTCACTACATGCGTGTGGTAGAGTACCACACCAACGGTTTCTCGTCTCTGTATGTTGAGGCATACGAGACACATGCCAAAGCTCGCAAGGCTAAGATTGTGCCTTTGAATGAGCTGGTGCACCTAGTTCAAAACGTTTCTCCTCGCGAGTACAAAGCGATCACGAGTCGCAGAAAGCCACGAACATGAAGCTCACACTCAAGGTCACGAAGAAGACGACAATCACGCTTTCCGATCTGGGAAAGCTTCTCGGCATGAACATCACGGCTGTCGAGCTGAATCACAGCCATGACTATCGTGGTGATACGTGTGGTCTCGCACAGAGCATCACCATCACCTCGGAGACCGAGGAAGCGCGTGAGGTGCCACAGTGACCAAGCAAGAAATCTTCGACGAGATCATCGCGCCCTCAGGCATGGTGCTTGCGGGCGTGGTGTTCGCGTGGTTGGTGTGGATGATCTAGGAGGTTCTCATGACTCTCAACACTGCCTTCGGGCGACGGTTCACGGAAACCGTTTTCGTGTCCAAGACCGATGCAACGGGCAAGCCGGTGGGCTACGATCGCGTGCCGGCGATCTGGGACCACCACGATCAGCCGGTCGCCGATCGTGCGTACTACCCGGGCGACCCGATGAGCGCGGCGAGCCGTGTGCTCACGCAGAAGACCGTCAAGGCCAAGGCCGAGCGTGATGCTCGTGAGGCCTCCAACAAGGCCCGCACGCGTCGCTGAGTGCTTCACAGACTGTCGTGAGACAGGCAGCTTGTAGCAGGCGAGGAGTATAGTTAGTGGTACATATAGCCTTCAATGGCGAGTGTAAAGTAAGATGGCGTCACACCACTAACGTGCCGCGACATAGTATGCTCTTGATTCTGCTACATGTCGTCAAGCGTATAGAGCGCGGGTACGCACCCACAATCTAACGAGGGTCGGCACACCATGCTTCGCTAATCAATCGGTTTCTCTGTCGAGAGTTGGCCGCCTCACCCTACTTGTATTCATGTGGCCCACGCTGATTCCTTCTAGGTGCATAGAAGAGGGAGCGTGTCATAAAGCACCAATCCATCGTCAATCGATGGCGACTCCACACATGTTGTGGACAGTCGCATGGACGTTGAGAGGTTCCTCACACCCACCTCTCGCCTACTCAACGTCCATGCTAGTGTCTACACCACGAGGAAACACATGTCACAACACTACGAGACCAATGACAAGTTCGTGCCGCTCGTCAATCGCATTCGTATGCTTCTCGCATACATGAGCGAGGAAGACGTAGCACGTAAGCTCGTGGGAGAAGGTCAATCGCCAGCCGACGTGTGGCTGTGCGTCATGGCAGCGCGGATTCTCGACAAATGATTCACTACCGCATATCGCGGGACTACACAGCGTGTGGTGCTGCCATACGTGCAGTAGTGTCGATTGGGGATGAGTGGAATACCTATCCCAAAGCGCTACTGCACACACTCGAAGACAAGCATGGCAACATGAACACTTTCGGGTGTCCAGGTTGTGTGCGATCAGACGTCTTTTGTGAAGCAATCGCTGCGGTTGAAATGGGCATGTATTCATCACAAGAGTGGCATACGCATCTTGTAGGCACATGGAAAGGTGCCGATGATGCCTGAGACGCGCATCGTGCTCTTCATCGTAGTCATTCTGCTAGTGTTCGCACTAGGGCAATCGCTGGGTGCACAATGAGCGAGGAAACACATGTGGAAAACCCATCTTCACAGCCTGATTCGGCAAGCGAGGGAAGCGGAGATCAAGAAGTGGTCTTCCTTCCTTGTCGCCGATGTGCCTCATGCGACGGATCAGCACATCCAGCCAGTGGATGTGAGTATTCTCCCACCATGCTCATCTGCGGACGCTGCATCCGTGAAGCATGGCGCTGGATCAAGGGACACACCAACCTCGACAAACGAGTAGGTGCCAAAGTCAAGGGTGCCGCTCGTGTGAGCTTCTACGAAGCCGCAGGAAGGAACAGGCCCATCGACAATGGAATCTGAGATCAGACACTACGTATCAAATACATGGATCAGTCCGCAGCCTACCGCGTGTGGATTGACCGGGCAAAGTGTGCCACCGAATAGCTGTATCGGCTATCCGGGCAAGCACATTACTTGTGCTGAGTGTCTCGATAGCTATGCCTACGAGCAGGATGAGATCGAGTACGATCTCTACGAGACCACACAGAACTCCAAGCCTGTGGCTTGGATGCGCAGGCAATCACTGAGTCGCCTCGACAACAAAGAGGTGAATCATGTCATTGGTATGCTCGCGAGCGAGAATCCAGGAAACACAGACGAAGAAGCACACAAACAGTGGTGGGAGCGCTGCTGGTACTTCGTTGGTTGTGTAATCAACCACTATCCTGGCTTTGTAATGAAGCTAGTACGGCCTTTGGCACGACAAAAGCCGCGTGGTGCGTTGTTTCCTGTTGAGGCTGCACGTCTTTTGAACTTTCGTCGTGCGCTAGGATTGTCCATGACTTCGGTGGCGTCCAGCGCCAACCCAATCTACAGCCTTCCTCGCGATCTGGCAGCGAAGATCGGCTTCGCACCGATAGGCCATGTGCAGCCGTGTGTGGATCAAGACGAGTATGCACAGCGCATATTCGAACACCAGCAGACAGGCCAGCGCTTGGGTCAAGCAATGTTCAATGCATTGTATGACCTGTGTCCTGAGCTTGCCAACAGCATCAGAGGCACGGACGCCGATTGTTTCCACAACGACAAGCTGGTTGCACCGTTCATGCAGCGTGCTATCGGTGTGTTCACAGACGAAGAAATGCTCCAAGGTGCTCGTCACATTCTCAAGCAAGTAGGAAAGCCATGACCAACTTCGACGATCCTCGCATCGCAGTCATCGAGACGACGCCCATGTGGGCGGGTGATCTCGCCATCACGGACGTGGACAACGCGCTCAAGGCCGAGGGCCTCGATGATGCGTTGCTTCCGGCACAGCCTTCGCGTGCGGTCGCGATGCGCCGTGCGTTCCAGGAGTGTGCGCCGCGTGGTGCTCGCATCGATCCGCTGCCGGCTGGCATGGGAGTTGCTATGTCCCTCAAGGACGTGGCTGCTCTCGATCTCGAAGCCCTGGCCACGGCGTCGGGTCACGACGTGCGATCGGCTGCGTCGTACCACACGCAGTTCTCGGCAAAGATTCTCGTGCAGAACATCAACGCCTCGGAGATCGAGACGCTGACGTTCACGCCCGACGATCACGTGATGACTCCGCTCGTGCGTGAGGTCTATCGCGCCAAGCGTGAGCAGTACAAGGCCAGCGAGGATCTCTCGGTCTGGTTCTCGCAGACCATCATCCCGGCTGTGGGTGGTGTCGGCAAGCGCTCGCGTGGTGGTGTGTACTACGTGCCCGCTGCTCGTCGTGAGGTGCTGCTCAAGGTCGCGTCGGCGCTAAGCAAGCTCTCGCAATCGCATGCGATTCAGCGCATGGTGGCGGGTGTGAGCATCCCCGTCTACCAGCTCACGCACGGTGGAAAGCTGTGCCTCGAACCGCGCTACTCGGACGATTCCGCTGCGATGGAGATCCTCATCGACGGCGTGATTCGGGATACCGACAGTGCCCTCGACGGCCTGTCGGATGCTCTCGACGTGAAGGAGGGCAAGCGTCCGCTGGGCAAGCGTGGGCTGGCCACCAAGAAGAAGGAAGCTGCCGTGCTCGAAGCACAGCTCGCCTCGTGGGAAAGTGTGTGCAGCGTTTCCCTCGATCTTCTGCGCAACCGCCTCAGTGAAATGCAGGCGGCGATCGGCACCGCAGAGCTGGCTGCCGAGCTGGCCGATGCCGAGGCCGACAAGTGACCATCATTCACTACGTCCGTGGTGATGCCACGGAGCCACGTGGTGATGGACACAAGATCATCGTGCATTGCTGCAACGATATCGGTGCTTGGGGCGCTGGTTTCGTACTGGCAATCTCGAAAAAGTGGCCGCATGTCGAGGATGCGTATCGTGCTCTCGGAAGCTACGCGCTGGGTGACGTCCAGTTCGTGAAGGCAACCGAAGATATCACGGTCGCGAACATCATCGGCCAGCACGGAATCGGCGGCATGTCTCGTGCCTTGGATAGTGGTAGAAAGCTGTCCGCAGGATATCGCGACAAGCATCCACCGATTCGGTACGAAGCGATCGAGCAGGGCCTGAGGGTCGTGCGCTATCGTGCCACGAATCATGCGCATCTTGCTTCGGTTCACATGCCTCGCATGGGCTGTGGCCTGGCTGGTGGTTCGTGGGACACGATGGAGCCGATCATCGCGAAGGCTCTACAAGATCTCGAAGTGACGGTCTACGACTTCTGAGGACAACATGGGATATAGCGACGAGTGGAAATACATCCTGCGTGAAGAGCTTCCGTATTACATGGATGCTCGAATCGACAACGAGCCATTTTCACTCGTCGTTCATCCCAGACTTCTCAAAGAGCTTACCAAGACTGCGGGTTCATTGCAGTTCACGCCACAGATTTTGGTGGATGGGGTCAACTATCACTTCAAGTGCAGCACGATACTTCGTCGCACCGACCTTAGTGACCCTTTCTTAGCCAACCGAGTTCCATCACGATCCGAAGTGGATTACTCCACTTGGTATCTGTGGAAGACCGTACGGGATCCCAGGTCCATTCGAGAACAGCAAAGCACGTACATAGGTAACGCCGTGGCTGGTTGGTATTCCAGTCACATCGCAATCGTGACGTCCATGCTGGGCCTCAATGATAAGGACGAGAGACGCGAATGGAAGCCACCAACATAGCCGCTCGGCACGCATGCAGCAAATGCTTGCGCAAGGTGTTGAGTGTGAGGCTTCGCACTTGTCCTGCCACTTGTCTTCTGGTACGTATCTGTGATGGATGCGTCGTCCAGCAACGACAAGCGCACAACCTGCGTTATGCTCTGAGAAGCATGCGTCAGGCAAAGATGCTGTGATGGATGAGATCATAGAGATGATCGATATCTGTGTGGATGCAAGATGCAGACGCATAGAAGTATCAGGTCAACTCTGGGAAACGCTGAGGGATTGGTACGAAGACCAAGACCTAGATAAGTACACCGACCGTCCTTATGGACGGTACAAGTTCTATAGGATTGGCGTGAAAACGTTTCAGTTCTGTTCACAAAGACAGTTTCTGGGTGTCCTGCAACACAAGCTAGAGAGGGAATGAGAAATGCTCCACGCAGACATGCTCGCGATCGCAATCCAAGTCAACGTCACCACCCTGTGCACGGGCAAGCCCGGCATCGGCAAGACGGCCATCGTTCGTGCCATCACGAAGCAGATCGAGCTGGCCAAGCATGGTGGCAAGGGCTTCCCGTTCGTCGTGACGAACGCGGCTCAGGGCATGGCCGAGGACATCGGCGGTGCTCAGGTGCCGAATCACGAGAACAAGACGATGGAAGGCTACATCATGGGCGCCATCAAGACGTTCGTGATTCACGGCAAGGGCGTCCATCTGTGCGACGAGTACGGCTCGGCGAACAACAACTACCGTGCTGCCATGCTCTCGGTGAACGAGGGTCGTCTGTACGGCGACCATCATCTGCCGAACGTGGCAGTCGTGTGCTGCATGAATCCGCCCGACATCGCCACGAACGGTGCGGACATGACGCCGCCCGAGAGCAATCGTTTCTTCTGGCTGCCGTGGAACCTCGAAGACTCGGCGTGGTTCGACTACATGCTGGGTGGCAACGGTGCGGCAACGCAGGTTCCCATCCTGCCCGACAAGTGGGAGGATAGCTATCTTCCCAAGGCCAAGAGCCTCATCGTCTCGTTCCTCAAGCGCAATCCGAAGCGCATCCACGACATGCCGCCCCCGGAGAAGGCCACTCAACCGTGGCCGTCCAATCGTTCGTGGGAGTACGCGGCTCTCATGCTCGGTGCGACTCGTGCGGCGGGCTTCGATCTCGCGTCCGACCACGTGCATGCTGCGGTCTGTGGCTGCATCGGTACGGCCGTGGGTGACGAGTTTTTCGCGTGGGTGAAGGACATGGATCTCCCCGATCCGGAAGAGCTTCTCGCAGATCCCGCCAACGCTCACAAGCTGATCCATTCGCGCCACGATCGTGCGATGGTCACGCTCGAAGCGATGGCAGCGGCTGCGTGCGAGAAGTCCAACAAGAACTTCCCGAAGCGCTGGGAGGCTGCGTGGGAGATCCTGCGTCCGGTCATCCAGTCGCATCAGGATCGCGCCGAGCCCGCGGCGAAGATCCTCGCACGAAACAAGCCGCCTGGATGCAACTTCCCGCAGGAAGCTGCCGCGCTGCTCAAGGTTCGCCGTGAGGTCGGCATCAGTTCCTCGGGTGTGGCTCGATAGTTCGTCAGCCCTGGTTGCGATTACTAGATCAATACAGGGCTATGAGGTAAACAATGCTGGAAAAGTGGTTCGACTATCTCATTCTGGCGTGGCTTCTTGAGCGTACAGAGGATGCGTACAAACGCCGTCATCCTGCAATCAAGAGCAAGGCGTTTGGTAAAGCAGCCCATGATCTAGCTACGGGCATGATTCGTGCTCGCAACCGCATCATCTACGAAGGGATTGTCAAATGAATCAGCCGTTGCGTCCCGGAATGCGTCCGAGCAAGTTCGGTCCCAATCCGCTCGTGAACAAGGAAGAAACGGTGGATGATATCATCCAGCGTGGGCGGATGCTCGCAGAGCACAACGTCCGCAGTTTCATTCCTGGCCTGCGAGCTTCGAACATCCTGATCGAGCCTCGCATCCCGACGATGGGCATCGACAAATACTGGCGCACGTACTGGAATCCACGTGCGGTTATGTGGATGGTGCGTGCGGCTCAGGCTGTGAGCAAGCAGCATCCGTGTCGTACGTGTGGTGCATCTTCGCATCACAAGTATGCCTACATCGCGGGCATCTGGATTCACGAGATCGGTCATCAGGTCTTCCGCCATCGTACGCGCATGGACGAGGCCGGGTTCACGAACCGCAGCAAGGGTAACATCGCCCAAGATGCGGAAATGAATGACGATATCCCCGAGATCGGTCAAGCGGCCGAGAAGTGGGGCGCTCTACCTCAGAACGATTCTCCCACACCGGCAATGTGTTTGCCGAGTCGTGTGATGGTCGATCAGGCCGAGTACGACAAGTGGAACAAGCTGGGCACGGCTGCCTTCAAGATGCTGACTGGCAAAGACATGTGGGATGTGTATCATCCCGTCGGTGCTGGTCAGCCTGGCATGAAGGAGATTCCGTTCCTGGTGTTCCCGGAAGCGATTCCGACGGCACCGAACGTGTGGACGAAGCTCGACAAGCACAAGATCTTCGAGGTCTACTACGAGCAGATTCCCGATCCGGTGGACATGACTGTCACGATCGTGGCCATGTCGCAGGACAAGTCTGGTAACATGACCGGCACCGCGACGTGTGATATCATCTTCGAAGGCGCTCAGCAGGACGTGGCTGCACAGGGAGTAGGAGAAGATAAATGAGCACGCTCACGATCGACTCGCCCGTTCCTGGTCTTCGTCTCAAGCCGGACGGAAAGATCAAGGAAATCAGGGGCAAGGGCACGCCTGGTGATGCGGTTGTCGTCACGCTCGACAATCATGTGCTGGGTGTTGTCGAGGTCGATGCCAACGGTGACTGGTGCCTCAAGGGCAGCGGCTCCGGTGATGGCGACGGCCAAGGCAAGCCCGATTCCCGGGGCAACGGTGGCCCTGGAAAGGGCGAACAGGAAATGTCCGACCACGGCAGCGGCTCCGATGGAGAAGCCCGTGGATGGGAAGCTGGTGACCCTGGCGAAAACGGCAACCCTGCTGGCATCGCCGAGGCTGAGGGTCAGGCTGTTCGTCGTGACGTGGCCACCAAGATCAAGGACCCGTCAAACAACCGTGGCACGCTCCCCGCTGGGTGGAACGTGTGGGCGGATACGATGCTACAGCCGCCGAAGGTTCGGTGGCAAGACAAGCTCCGTGCCATCGCTCGCCAGGCTGTCCAGCGTGTGCGTGGCGAACGTATGAGCACGTATCGTCGGCTTGCACGCACCTCGATCGTGAGCAACTTCGGGGTCATCAAGCCCACGACGTACGATATTGTGCCCACGGTCGTCATCGTCGTGGATACGTCCGGATCGATGGGTGCAGGCAAAGGTTCGCGCCTGGAACGTGCTCTGTCCGAGTGTGAGGCCATCCTCAAGCTCAACAAGGTCAAGAGCTACTTCCTCGATTGCGACGCAAACGTGTACGGTACGGCACAGGACATCAAGTCCGTGTGCAAGGCGCAAGTGCATGGTGGTGGTGGCACGGATATGGCACTCGGTGTCCGTGCAGCACTCAAGAACAAGCCCAAGCCCGATATCATCGTGCTTCTCACGGACGGTGAGACTCCGTGGCCTGAGGCTCACGAACTGACGAAGATCAAGATGATCACGTGCATCTGTGGTCCGATCGGAGAGGAACGTATCCCGTCGTACATGAATCCCATCTTCGTGGACGACTGAAAGAGTTCGGCAACTCACGCCAACCAAATAAAGCTGATAGCTGTATCGTAGAAACGGTCGATACAGAAGGAGCCACTAAACGTTTACACCGTATTGATCGCAGCGGTGAAGAAGTGAGTAGCGATTCCCTGTTGCAGAACGGTGGGTTATCCGTTCTGCACCCTAATCAATACAGCAGACGGTTGGTAAGTCTGAATGGAGCAGAAATCTCTGCTGTGTTGATTCGGGAGGTGTGGTATGAAGGTCAAGTACGGAAAAGGCAAGACCGAGTTTGGTCCCGGAGTTAGCATCGAACTGTCCGGTGAAGACGTGGCAGTTGCGATCGATGCGTTCCTCGTCGCGAACCACGTAAACGTGCAGGGTCCTCGCACGATCACTGTGAACGGCGAGCTGTGCAAGACGGGACATATCTATGTTGATCCCTCCGGCTGGGTAGAGGACAAAAACTCGTACTGGTCTGGACGAGGCCCGAAGTGAAAGCCACGCTGGCGTTTCTTCGCATGCGTGCTCTGGCCACTGCCACCGAGCGGATGGACATTCACAAACATCCAGCGGTCGTGAAGATCGAGTTGGATCTACAACGCAAGTTCAAGACAGCACTCCACAACCAACAGGTTTCCGATGTCAACTAGCCCCATCGTCGAGTTCTATTGCCGACAAGGCACGGACTGCAACGGCCGTCGTTTCGGTTACTTCATGCAAATGAATGACGAGGAACGTGAGTACGTGCACGACTACATCCAGTGGATGTTTCCGCTGATGGAGGGCAGTCGGTTCAATCCCGATGCGCCGGTCCTCACAACAGAGGACGTGAGTGAACTCACGCAACATCCAACGGCTCAGTACCGTCTGCACCTGGCCATGCTACGAATGCAAGTGTTCTATCACGAGAACAAGCATTGGCGTGTGGAAGGTGACCACAACCACATACGTATCACACGCATCCTCAAGTGCCTGACTCTTCTGGGAGCCAAAGACTTGGCCAAAGAGTTCTACGACTTCCTGTGTTCCTGTGAAGAACAGTCCGAGTTCCAGAAGGCGTGGCCTTTCTGGCACGCGGCCATGCAAACGACCGCGCCCGCGGTGTAGGGGTTCACATGCAGATTCCCGAGACTACCATCGACGTCGAAATGGACAGCATCGAGTCGGAAGACGTCGAGATGGGCGTGGAGCTGAGTGCTCACGCATATGGTGTCCTCAGCAAAGGCTTGTACTCGGATCCCTTCCGAGCCATCGTGCGTGAGTTGTGCTGCAATGCACGTGACGCACAGGTGGACAACGGGAACGCGGAAAAACCTTTCGAGGTTTGCCTGCCCAATCCGATGGCGCCAGTATTCTCAGTCCGTGATTACGGGAAGGGAATCGCGCCGGAGAACATCAAGACTCTGTATACGTACTTCAAGAGTACGAAACAGGCATCGAATCTACAGACTGGTTTCTTCGGTCTGGGATCCAAGAGCCCGTTCGCGTACACGAAGAAGTTCACGTGTATCAGTCGTCACGAGGGCGTGAAGTATCACTTCTCTGTTCACCTCAACGCGAACGGGAAGCCCGGTACGCTGCTTCTGGCACAGAATCCGACGGATGAGGCTTCTGGTCTCGAAGTCTCGTTCTCTGTCGAGCCTCAGGATTTCGCGAACTTCCACAACGCAGCACGCCGTGCGTTGACGCCGTTCGCGATCAAGCCGACCATCCATGGAGTACACGGTAAGTTCTTCCAGGAAGAGCCCAAGCCTTTCCTGGAAGGACAGGGCTGGAAGCTGTACTCGAACCAATATGACCGCACGACGGGTCGTTATGGTTCGACGGCAGTTTCTTCCCTGACTGCACGCATGGGATATGTGGACTATCCCGTCGATGCGCAGGGCAAGAGCGGCATCAGCAAGAATGCGTCACAGCTTTGTGGCGCTCTGCTGTTGATCGAGTTCCCCACTGGTGCGTTCGAGATCACGCCTGCGCGTGAAGCAATCCAGTGGACGGAATACAGCATCAACAACATCAACGAGCGGCTCGAAAGCATCTACGAAGAGTTGGTGGCTCACGTCACCGAGAAGGTGTCGAAGGCTTCTTCTCTCTGGAAGGCAAACATTGCTTTCCAGAAGCTGATCGAGAATGGTCCGCTAGGTCAGTTGGGCATCCGGCCTACGTGGAATGGCCGGTCTGTCACCGGCAGTATGCACATTCCACACGAGTTCGATCTTCGCGCCATTCGTGCGACGATGCCACGTCGTGATACAGAAGGCAAGAACGCAGCATCTGTCACGGAACTGTCTCAGCCGGTTCGTCCGCATGAGACACACTTCTACTACACAGACTTCACTGGTTCGATGGCTCGAATCGTGAACTACGTACGTGACAAGTTCGCACGGAACCAGGAGTGTTACGTAATCGTTCCCATTCGCGAAGTCGAGGAGACTGATCCTCGTCATGCGGAGTGGATGGTTCGTCATCCTAGTTCGCTGAACAATCCGTTCAATCCGAAGATTCTCAAGCGCAAGCCGACCTTCGACAAGGGAAAGCTTCCTGAGTTCCTCAAAGCCTTTGGCATCGAGGAGTCGGATGTGACGATGTGTTCGACGGTGCCACAGCGCCCTCGTGCAGCATCCTCACGACAAGCTCGCCTTGTGGGATCGAAGGCACGTGCCTTCTCGTTCAAGACGGAAGCATGGGGATCTGCGGCGGATCGGTATTGGGACGAAGCCGAGGTCGATCTGGCTGCGGTGAAAGAGGGCGTGTACGTCCAACTGGATTCGTGGCATCTTGTCAACACTGTGTTGGGCAAGCGTCCTCGTGAGTTCAAGTCGTGGCTCGAAGACTTCACTGGCGCTGGTTTGACTTTGCCTCAACTCATTGGGGTGAAGACTGCTGACATCAAGAAGTTCGAGAAAGCTTCGAACTGGATCACGCTCGATCAGTACGTGCTGCGTACTCTGAAAGAGAAGTGGGCAGATCCCGAGTTCCAGTTGTGCTACAAGACGTGGTTGCTTCACGACCACGATACGTACTTCGAACACCTCGCAGCCTTCCAAGACAAGAAAGGATTGTCCGCTGGCTTCAAGAAGCTCGTCGAGCAGATTCACAAGGTCGTCACCACTGGTCCCACGACGCGTCACTTCCACACTTGTCTGCCTGGTTCGGCAGACTTTTACGGTGAGACTCAAACTGTGGACGGTGTTACGAATGCCCTTGTGACTCAGGCACTCAAGAGCTATCCTCTGTTGCCTGCGCTACTCGCAGACCGTCCCTCTCACTGGACCGTTCCCTACAAAGCAGTCATCGAATACTGCAAGCTCATCGACAACCAAGAAAGGTAGACCGCAAATGTCCAAGAAAATCGCATACATGCTCCTCGATCGCCACCTCTCCATCGTCATCGACGGCCATCCGCACGAGATCGATGCCAAGCATCCGCATCGCGCGCAGATCATCGCGCTCCTCAAGCGCCCGGAGGGTGAGACCGAGAAGGCCGAGGGTGTTCGTGCCGAGGCGCTGCTCAAGGCCATCAAGGCAGACAAGCTCGATCTTCGTGTCCTCGCCAACAAGGTTGGCTGGGAGGACGTGAAGGTAGACCACGGCGTGGTCACCGTCAAGGGCAAGCCGATGCGCACGTCCCTGACGCAGCGTATCGTCGAGTTGCAGGCCGCTGGTCTGCCGTACGATGCGTTCGTGCGCTTCCTCGTGAATCTCCAAGAGAATCCGAGCCAGGAGAGTCGTGACGCTCTGTTCGATTTCCTCGAACGCGGCCGCTTTCCGCTCACGGACGATGGCTGCTTCCTCGGCTACAAAGGTGTGGTCGAAGGCGTGCTCAACGGCAAGAAAACGCTGGTCGATCAGCACTCGCACTCGTTCGATATGTCTCCGGGCAACGTCCACGAGATGCCGCGTGACAAGGTGGACGACAACCGCAACTCCGCGTGTGGTGCAGGCTTCCACGTCGGCACGATCGACCATGCTCGTGGCTTCGGTGCGCACATGATCGTCGTGAAGGTCAATCCTCGCGATGCGGTGAGCGTTCCCACGTCGGACACGACCAAGCTTCGCTGCTGCCGCTACGAAGTCGTGAACGAGTTCAAGGATGCGCGGAACGCGAGGGAACTGGCACTTCCGGTCTACACGGACAGCCAGATCAAGGATCGTCACTTCGAGAGCAAGACCGTGGTGGCTCAGCCGGCTTCCTCGCTCTCGGACCTGACGCGTGACCAGTTGGTTCGCAAGGCTGTGGACTCGCAGCTCGTGGAGTCGGTCAACGAGGCTCGCATGCTCGGCAAGGATCTGCTCGTCAAGACTCTCACGCTCGGCGCACTGCCGTTCGACGAGATGACGATGACGGAGCTTGCGGCTCTGGCGGTTCGTCGTCATCACTTCACGAGTGATTCGGCGGCTCGCAAGGCTGGTCGTGCGAAGATGATCGCGTCGCTCACTGCGGCATGAATCTGAAAGAAGCTGCATACTCACTACAACGTGAGGCGTGGCGAGGATTGGTAAAAGATATGTACGGTCGCACACCTTCTATCCCAACCTTTCCGCTGGCCACGGACTGGCGTTCGAATGGACGTCCCGCAGATCCGAGGAGCAGCTTCTACATGATTTGTCCGAACTGCAAGCAAGAACTCATGATTCCGGATCGCGGGCATGGGAATGCTTTGCGACGTCACAAGCGTGGAACGAACTGCCGACGTGACACCGAAATCCTCAGCATGAATGCGAAGGGTTTCTTCACGTTCGGCGGTCGTCACACCAGCAAGCATTCACGATGGCTCATCCCGTTCTCCAAGCGCGGTAAGTGGTTGGAGTTCTTCCCTGAGACTATCGTGAGCTTCGTGCGCTGGAAGCACGGTGGCACGGTGCCACAGTTCGCGAACAATGACCTGCAAGCGTTCCTGCGTCAAACCATTGACGAACAACAGAATACGCTGGCTGGTCTCGTGTTGCAGCACGAGTACGCGAAAGAGGATGGTTTGTTCGGTATCCCGGATGACTCCACATGGGAAGGCGCGATCATCAATCCACCTTTCTGATTGACAACGACGGTTCCTGGTAATATCCTACCAACTCGGAGGCTCGAATGAAGAATCGAAAGCAGTTCAAGGGTGCTGGCTTCAACCTCGAAGCGGCAAACATGTCGGTCACGTGCGCGGTGGAGGAAGCTCGCAAGCGTGGCTATCTGTCGCCCCGTGATTGCGAGGGTCTCACCCACGCGGAGACGGACCAGTACATGCGGCTCTGTCGCATGGAGTGGGGTGTGACGGAGTGGGAGAACAGTCGCGTGCAGGAGGCTGCGTGATGGACAAGCTTCTCGAAGGTTTCGTCGCGATCATCCTCGGCGTGCTCGTGCTGGCTTTCAGCGTGCTCGTCGGTGCGGCAATCACCGTGCCACTGGTTCTTCTGAGTGCGTACATCGGCCAGGATCTCTGGGCCATGTACATCCTTCCGCTCTGCGGAGTTCCGGTGCCCAGCATCTGGATCATGGCTGGTCTGATGGTCGTGGTTCGCTTCTTCAAGGGTGTGGAGTTCCCCAAGGAAGAGGATAAGGACAAGAACAAGAAGAAGAGCGAGACTCCGATGTGGGATGCGGCGAAGCCGTTCGTCTTCCAGCTTCTCTTCCTGCTCATCATGTGGGGCGAGGCGAATCTCTGCTTCTGGTTGGCGTCGTGATGCGCACGGCAATCCTTTTGTGTGCACTGCTCGCAGGTTGCGAGGTCAGTGATGACACGGCGGATCATGCGCTTCACAACGAGGGTCTCCACCGTGCCACGTATGGCGGTCCTGCCGTCTTCTCGTGTCACGATGGTGATGATTGGTCACGAACCTTCCTGGCGTATCGCACGGTCCTCGATCGTGACGGGCGTCCGGAGGAACAACAGGTGTCCGGAGTCATCTGTTGTGGCTTTCTCACCTGTGTGGTGAGAGTCGACTGATCTACGAGGGCTGCGTCTCATTAATCGCAGGGTTCCCTAGATGACATGTGGCAGTGTCAACCTGTCTTTTAACCAGGTTAGTTTGTATCATCCGGTCTACGATTGTACGTGCGGCCGCACGTACAACGGCGATAGATTGGGCTCATGATACAGCATTTGTGGGTTCGATTCCCACCTAGGGTATTGGGTAGCAATCTCGCTATTCATGTTTGATCGGAGAAGTGTATGCGCACAGAGATCGAAATGGAGAATGGTCGGAAGCGTGAAGAGCACATTCGCATCGACTTGCAGGGTCTTTGCGGGGAGTGCAACCTCAACTGGTTCTCGTACCAGGAGTGTGCCAACTGCAAGGAGATCGTCGAGAACTGTGCGTGCAAGAAGGAGAAGCGCGCACATCGCACGGTCTACTTCATCCACGAGAACGGTGTGACGACCGGAGCGAAGTACCTCCGCAAGCAGGAGATGGCAGAGAACGTGCTTGCGTTCTCTATCCATCGTCTCGTGCCGAAGAATCGCAACCGCGATTTCGTGGCATGGGCAGGCGTCAGGGGCGCTCGCATCCTCACGACGATGAGCGAGGAGTCGCGCAACGAGGTTCGTCGTGCGAAGGCGGCTCTCGAAGCCATGAAGGAAGCGTCTGCCGCTGGTGAGACGGTGGCGGTCACGGAGGTGGCGTCATGATTCCCGCGAACTTCCCGCATCGTCACGAGAAGCGTGCCAAGGAAGCGGTCGAGCGCCAGGAAGCGTTCGGAAAGCTTTCCCCGCAGCAGCGTCTGACCCTTCTCGATGCTCGCCTCGGTGCGGGTGTCGGTGCGAAGCGTCAGCGTGCGAAGCTGTCCAAGCTGATCGAGAAGGCAAGCAAGAAGTAGTCTCAACCGCAACACAACGAAAGGAAACAAGAAAATGGCAAAGCTCACGGCGTCCCAGAATCAGTGTGTCAGTCATATCATGACGGCCTTGCAGGGTCAGATCTACCTCTACGGTGATGCGGGCAACGAGATGCGCCGAAACGTCGAGCGCATCATGGGCACGAAGAACGGAGCAGTCATTCTGACTGCCTTGCAGAACGCCCTCTCGCGTGCGCAGTCCGACAGTGTGCAGCTCAACTCTCAGATGACTGCCAGTCGGCAACGGATCGAGTCGCTCGTGCGAGACAACCAGCGTCTGACGGACGATCGTGCTCGTGAGCAGCGTGAACACAGTGCGCGCAACCAGGAAGTGGCCGACCTGTTGGCCATCCTCAGCCAGACGACGCAGGCTCTCACGAAGAAGAGCATTCACGGTCGAGGCTACTGAACATGAGTGCCTGGAACGACAGTGGATGCAGCGATGGCCAGGATTTGGACGACTCCGGTTGTTCCGATGGCGAGTCGGAGGACGTGAGCAAGGCCGCAATCGAGGCCGAGTACAAGAAGACCTTCGAGCGCATCAAGCCCCAGATCTTGGAGTGCTGCAAGATGGCAGAGCAGGCGTACAAGGACGCCGTTCGTCTTGCGGAGGCTCATGGCGTTCCGTTCAACGCGAACGTCATCGGGCGTCATCACACGTACATTCCTCAGATTCCTGAGGAGAAGCGTGAGGTGGTGAACGCGGTGGCTGGTACCTGGATCAACAGTGAGAGTGAAGGCGGCTGGACGAATAGCAGTACAAACTGCTGAGGAGGAAACATGTACGACGAAGATGACGAAGACGATACGGACGAGAAGACGCCAGAGCAGCAGGAACTGGAAAACAAGTTCCGAGCGACTGTCGAGAAGTACATGCCTGAGATCGAGGAGAAGCTGAGTGCGGCTTCGAAGCTCATCGACGAGGCATGTGCGATCTCGGAGAAGCACGGAATCCCGTTCCACGGAATCACGAACAACGTCAGTGACACCTATCGTCCGGAGAACATTCCGGATGTGAGTGATGACCTCATCGACGAACTGTGCGGCGCGTACGGCGAGTACGAGGGCTGGCAGCACTCGGGGCTTTGCTGATCATGGCGGATCAAAAGAGCGTCGAGGAAGCGTTCCGCAAGACTGTGGAAGAGCACGGTCCGGAGATCGAAGCACAGGTCGAGAAGGCACGGGAAGCCATTCGTGAAGCTGTGAAGCTTTCGAAGCAGTACGGAATCCCGTTCCGTGGTCCGCCGGGGAACTACAGCGATAGTTACATCCCGGAGTCGATGCCCAAGGACTTGGACACGGATCTGATCGACGAGCTGACTGGCGCGTACTACGGAGAGTACAGCGACGGTTACCCGGGTTGGCAAACCAGTCACTGCTGAGGAGACGAACATGTTGCTCATCGGAAGTCGTGCACTAGCTATTCGAGCGCCCAAGATCCTTGGCCGCAAGCCTTTGGATTTCGACTTCATTGCCACTGAGGCGGAAGCCAACCAGTGGATCAGTGAAAACGCGGAGCTTCTCGGCGAGTCTCGTATCTACATGGTCAATCCCCACAAGCTCATTGTGGAAGGATCGGTCCCTGTGGAGTTCGAGCTTATCGAGCCGGATAGTAGTGCACGGCTTCTGGTGGATGCAGCCGTGGCAGATCCTGCCACGATCGATACGGGCAAGTTCGGACTTGTTCCGAGCTTGAACACGCTGTTTCTCATCAAGAGTTCGCACAAGTATCTCAAGAACAGCCCACACTTCTGGAAGACGGCTGTGGATTACCACATGATGAAGGCTGCCGGTGCAATCATCGAGCCTCACATGATGGACGTGCTCAAGCTGCGTGAGAAGGAAACCTACACGTACAAGCACCCGAAGCTGAATGTCTCGAAGAAGCAGTTCTTCGATGGCGATCAAGTCAACTATGTGCATGATCACGACTCGATTCACGAGGCGGTCAAGCACCTGGACAAGCCTGCGTATCGGTACTTCTCTGCCGATGGTGAACAGGTGAAGTCTGACAAGACCAAGTTCTTCAACTGTTCGCGTGAAGTGCAGTTGTTCTCGGTCTTGGAGGAAAGCTATGTGCTTTCCATCGAGCGCTCGCAAGTGCCACATCCTGGTGTGATGACGCCAGAAGCGAGTTTTCGATTTGCACTCAGCAAGGTATGTAGTAGCATTGCCTCTGGGTGGTGGCGCGCATACGCCTACGAGAACATGTTCACGGTTCTAAACATGTACTCGGAAACATACATGGACAAGTTCCGAGAGGGTCTCGCCAATGGCACCGTCAAACCGCACGTTCGATAACAAGTTCCTCGACAACGTTCACTACGTGACGTGGGGAATGAAAGACGCAGCGTGCAAGTCAGCGACGCTTGTGCAATCGTCAGCGTTTCTGTCGTCTGTGACGTGCAAGAAGTGTCGCAACTCGAAGGTCTTCAAGGAACACACCATCCTCAAAGAAGTAGGCTGCAATGGCAACTTCACGGAGTTCTACGAAGCGCTCAAAGAGCGTGTTGTCCTAGACTGAATGCGTGGCAGGGAGCGTAGTACCATGCTAGGCTCCCTGCCATGACTACCTACTTCAACGACCACCTCGACTACGCCAGAGACCCAACAAATGGACACTATCTGCTACGCTATCGCGTATGCAAACAGTGTCTTCATACATTTGATCCCGAGCCCGTTGAACCTGCATATCCCAGAGTTCAAAACGCGGAGACAAAGGCAGAGTATGATCAAGAAATGGTCATGTTCCAGCGCCGTCACGATGTTTGGGAAAAGGACGTTCTAGACCACCTACAAGGGCATCCGCTCATCAAGTGTGAGCACTGTGCCACTGTAGTGAAGAAAAGTGCCCTCAAAGCTCACCAGAAAACCTTTGGCTGTACGGTCATGCGTAGACAAAGGATCATGGAAGAGAAGGGCTTCAAGAACATACAAGAAGACTATAGCATCATGTCTTCGGTAGTGAATGTTCTTGCTATCAAGATGCTACATGATACGGCATACAGTAACGACCACTTTGATAGCGAAGAGGTACGCGAGCTGATCCATCATGAACGCGACGAAGCCAAGCGCCTGCTGACCCGTCTAGGAGGCATCAGGTTGGCCTATACGCGGTATAACAAGATCAACCCGAACCTGGATGCGGATGACCCGGCACAGGGCTGGCAGCTCGTTGCATGGGCTCCTGGTGACACGGCGCTCGCACTCAAGGAAGTCTTCAAGAAATGGCACAGAATCCCATGGAATCAAACGTCGCAAAATCTGGACGTGAAGATGGAGGCGTACTACCGCATGTGGGAGTGGCTCCAATCCGACGACGATACACGTTTTGCGATGATCGGTCTCTGGGAGCTAGCCGACGCTCCGTTGTAAGCGAACCTACACAGGTTAGCTACGACGATGTGCTTGCTCGTCGCGAAATGTGGGAGCAGATCCTACAGGACATCCCTGTCCTTGTGGGCAAGGTAGACCCGCAGGCACACAAGAAAGGCAATGCTCTCTGTGTGTATTGTGGTCAGCTCTTCACATTCGGAATGCTTCCGCGCCACGAGAAGTCCTTCGAGTGCATCGCTCGCCGTAATGCGTTTCGAGCCTACGAGGATGGATACGTCCAGTACCACCGAGGATACAACGCTGGCACTCTGAGCCGCTCTACGTGGGCACAACCCTTTCTCAAGACATACAAGTCTGAGACTGGCAAAGAGCGTTGGGACAAGCCACTCATGCTTGTCGAGCGCTATTGGGCACGAGATTGGTGGCTTCCCATAGCCTACATGACTCGTGACCTGTCTGCACCCATCCGACACTTGCACATGAAAAATGTGCTAGAGCTGTACGAAGCGGGTGACATGGACGGCATCGACGCACTTGTTGGTGGCATCGAACTTGCTAAGGCTGCACTATGACTGTGCCATATGTCTCGAATCCAGTACCAATGTGGTTGCAGGAAGCCGGGCGTTTCACCCGTCTCAAGGATCTGAGACTCGTGTCGAATGACCCCAATCCTAACACCGCACGGGCACGTGTACGAGACAGATGGATTCAGTTGTATCCATCAAGGGCATTCTATCATCCATTCGCCATTCAGCTCTACAAGATTCTGTCAAAGAACACCTTGTATGTGAATGTTGATACGTTGGAAGAGAAATACTTCACGGCGTTAGAGCGTTGGCACAAAGGTGATCCAGACTTCGACGCGTGGCTCGGAATCATGGAGCTAGCCAATGACTGAATCTCGAAGGCTCCGCAAGATGCGTGCCGATGAAGCACGTAGGCGTGAAGAACAGTTCATGCACCAAGGTCTGATGAGGCCAAATGATTGGGCCGAAGAGTGGATGGCCGTATCAGAGGAAAGGCTTGATCGCCTGGTCAAAGCTGGCCTAGTTCGGCTTGGTCCTAAGCCATACGAACCAAAGCTTGGCCCTAACGAATGGCGCATAGCGGCTCGTCAGCCTATGTTCGTAGAGCCGATGGCCCTGTCGGTGTACCGACACCTCGAAAAGAAGTACCAAAACGAATTCAATGGTACAGCCCACGAAAACTTCGAGAAAGAGTTCTTCGACATCATCCAGAAATGGCTGGATGACAAGTCCTGTGAAGACGCTATTCTCGGAACCCTTGAGCTAGAGGCAGAGAGCTTCGAGAAGCTCGATGTGACTATGCTCCGAGGAATCTCTCCACAACAACAGCGTGCTTCTCTAACTGCACTACAACACGTCGAGAACATGCTGTATAAACAAACAATACTGACTGAGGAGGACATGTATGGTCTCGACGCACTCATCGAATCCGATGACCCTTGACGAAGACGGACTACCGGCTCTCATCGAGCCGAAACCTGTGGGATATCGGGAGCCTGCCGGACATGCTCCTCCCGAGCCACCTGCACGGTTCTTCATTGTGTACATACGCAGTGAAGCTGCCAGTCGCGTCGCACGGGCACCAACGCTTGTCGTGGAAGAGTTCGATCTCCAAGAGGAAGTCGAAGCTCGTGTCATCGAGTTGAACATCCAGGGCATGACCAACGACGCACCATACGTCTTCTATGGTCACAAGAGTCGTCCGAAGGTCGAAGTCGAGAAACTCTATCGCGTGGAGTACAAGTGATGCACTGGTGTCATGAAGAAACCCTGGCTCTGTTGAGCCTCATTCCGTTCGCAACGTACTACATCGCATGGCTGCGTGTGTGGTGGCACAAGAAGTTCCCCAAGAAGTGTCCACATCACAATCATGATCAAGAGACTCACAAGGATCAGGAGTGATTCTGGGATCACGCACGATATCAACGTCAGGATCCATGGTTCGATATTACCGTGAGCCTGTCAAGGTATGAAACGTGACACCGTGATGATTGTCACATACGATCCGCTGGCTGAGTGCTACAACGCAAACTGAGGTGACCCATGAAGGTGTTTCTTGTCGAAATGACTGTGACGGTTCCGGTGGTGGCAGAGGACGAGGATGCGGCTGTGATGGTGCTCGCGAACGATCCCGAAATCGTTTCGGACGTCATTAATCAGCAGTGTGCTCACTTGGCCGAGGGTGATGACAGCGACGTGATTCTCGTTGCCCATGAGCTTCGTGCCGAAGACATCACTGGTGCCGATGCTGACTGGTCGGACGTAGTGCCATTCGGTGACGAGTCCGATGCCACCATCGCAGAACGTCTGCTCGACGAGCCCGAGGAAGAGTCTTCGGACGGCCTGTGGAGCGAGCCTCAGCACGAAGACGACTGATGGCTATCAAACGCCAAGTACAGACCCTAGACAGTACAAACCAAGTAGAATGGTTGTACAGAGATCAAATCTTCCAGACAGACGAAGAAGCCAGCGTTTGGGTTTCTTTTGTCGTTGGCGCACTGCATGGCAGGAGTGAGTCTGAGGCTTGTCGAATGGCAGACAGACTTCTTGATCAGTTTCGAATCCGCAGATACGAAGACACTGACGTTGGGAGGATTCCGTAATGGGTCTAATCAAGCAAGATAAGATGGAGTCGGGGCTTACTCCGGAGAAAATCATGGAGTTGGCGCACAAGGCACGTGCTGCCTGGTCGGGAAAGTTCTCTTCTGAGAAGCAAATCAAGGAGGTTGTGTTCGAGCGACTCAATACAGCTTTCGAAAGTGTGATTCTCAACACGCTCGGCATCAAGAAGGATACGTGGGACGGTTGGAAGATCGATGAGACCAACGGTCGCCGCACGGAGCTTTCGCGCCGCATCGCCTCGGAAGCCGAGAAGGTCGTTCCGCTTCTCATGGAGAAGCACAAGAAGCTTTTCACCGAGGACGTGCTGACCAAAGAGCAGGTTCTTGGCCTCAAGAAATACTACAGCGAACAGGTCATGTACAAGATGCGAGATGCTGTTTGCAAGCTGGCAGACGCCAACGCTGAGGCGATTGCTAGGGAACTCATGGCTGAGGAGACTGCTATGGTAGAAGACCTTCTCAATCGAGATCTGGGTGGAGAGGAGCTTGCCAAGTGAATCCCGAAGAAGACAAGGACATCGAAAAGCTTCGAGACGAAGCTTTCTGGGATGATGATGGCGCTCTCGTGTTCGAAGAGGACGACGAGGACGACTACAACGATCGAGCATTGGGCCGCGAATACTGAGAACGAGGAGCACCATGGTTGAGCTATTCCAGAATCCAAACGTTGCGACCGCTCTAGTTGAGCGACTTCCTTGCGCTTTTGCGCCCAGCGTCGATGGCAAGATGGGAACGCACTACGCCATGGTGCTCCTCGACAAGAAGGGCAACGTAATCTACGTTGGCTCTGAGTGTGAGCACAAGCACGGCGAAGGTGTCCAGGTTCTCCACGAAATGGGTGACCAGGATTCCACGCTGTGTTATGTGGTCACTGCCGCTTTCCGCAAAGCTTTGCGGACGCTACACGATCATCCTGATGCGGTACTCAATGAGAAGGATCATCGACCGAAGGATGCGAACATCCTCACGGGTCACATGTGGCAAATGTTCTCGAAGGTGTTTTCGGACAGCATCGAGAAGCACAACAAGCATGTGTACGAGCGCACGGTCTGTGACTGGTCTCGGCATGACTTTCGCCTTGCTGCATTGCAGCGGACGGTGAATCAAGTGACGGGTTCGTTGCTCGGACTTCCCAAGACGATCGAGACGGGTAGTTGGCCGGGCAAGGGAACTGTGCTGGGTGCTACCGTCGTCGAACAGGTGGAGTATCCGCTCGTGCTGGACGTCAAGTACAGTGAGTGCTACACGATGCACTTCCACAACTGGTCGCGAAGCTTCGCGACTCGTGAGGCTGGCTCGTGGACTGTGGACGAGGACGCAATCAAGTCCTTCGCCAAGGACAATCACACCACGTTCGAACGTGCTGGTCGCTTCTCGAAGCTGTATGACGAGCGACGCTGCCTGTTCTGTGCGGAAGATTTCCAGCGGATGAGCAAGCATACTCAGGGAGCACGGCACATCGACCGCGTTCTTGAGATCGCTAAGCTGACGTGCAAGGCTACGAGAACGCGG